TGAGGAACAAGCTTGCCACCTTCATCTACCTTGATGATTTGCTGAGCACCAGCCCAGTTGGTTGTCCACTGACGAGACATGTTGCCGAGAACCTTGATACGGTCTTCAGCAGCCTTGATCTTCTTTTGTGCCCAATCGGTCTGTGTAGCGAGTTCTGTCTTGAGAACAGATGCTTCTTTACGCAGACGGATGATACGCTGGAACTGATCAACAGATGCATCCACGAGGTTCATGAAGCCTTGGCCTGTACGAGACTGGCTACGGTCAACCGTTCCAATCTCAAACGAGGTTACAGGAATTCCTGCTTCGTGAGCATATGCTGCTACAATGTTGCCACGGTTTTCCATAGTGCTAAGTACGTCAACAGCACCTGCAGCCTTGAAGGCATCAAATGCGTGTGAGATACCAGCTTCAGAAGCACCGAATTGCTGCCAAAGAAGAGGCATACCATCAGTGAACTTCAAACCAATACGGCTTGCAGTGTCAAGGAATGCTTGTTCATCAACAGGCTTTGCAGCGTTAGTGTTCACAAATGCACGAAGTACTTCAGGCAAAGACATGGTCTCGCCGTCAATAACAACATCGATGTGCATCTTTACTGGCTTGAAGATACCAGTTACAATCTTGTAAGTTTCACCAGTATATGGGGACTTTTGTTCAATAACACTCATACGAGAGAGAGTTGCCTCTTGCAAGGTAGCATACGCAGGTACTTCGATACCATTGATAGTGCCTTTGAAGGCAATCTTCCGACCAGCGTGAAGAGTGGTTGTGCGACCAGTTGTCTCAAAGACTTCTGGGGTGTCGGCTACAGCAGAGAACAGGTCACTGCCAAGTCCGAACTTGTCTAATAGATTACTCATTTTATGAATATTTCCTTTGTTTTTCTAGTTTTGGTTTTTATTTGTGGTCAGAAAAGGCTGCGAATGGGTCAATTGACTCATCCGATGTCTCTTCCATCTTTTTGGATGAACTATTAGTTGCATTGAATCCAGCGAGGAACTCTGACTTGATAGAACTAGTTGTTGCACTAGTCTTACCAGGAAGAGCTACAGCACCAGATACCAACTTGCCAGTTAGTTCACCAAGTACTTTAGAAGTAGGCTTCTTTAGTTTCATTTTGTTTTTTCCTTTTTGTAAAGAGTTGTTTTAGTTATCGGTCGTAAAATGGGCCGAGGATAATGTCAAGTAGATCAAATAGCCAGTCAAACATAAGCTTGTGCCTCCTTTCATTCTTCCCTTTCTTTGGTTAGAAATACTCAGAGGCACCGCCCATATGTAATCACTTGCTAACATACCATAAGGTATATAGACCTATAAGTATGTATATAACAAGTGTGATCATGCAGAGCGTTTTAGCCCTTTAGAATCATCCCAGTCATATACATTTACTTTGATTTCCCCGCGACGAACCACAACTTGCAACCATCCTTTTGCAAATAAAATATTAGCAATGAGAGATTGAATACAGATTGTGGTTACGACGCCAGTTAGATACCAGTACCAAGCCATTGTTATACCAAGTCCAACTCTACAAGTTGAGTATGCTTTGTGTACCATTCAACCATAGTGGTAGAGTGTTCACGCAAACGCTTAGAGTGAGACCAGTTATAGTCTTTGCATTCAATAAAGTATGCAGTACCATCCATGAGCTCAAGCTTTACTCGGTTATTATAGGTGTGGTCGATAATCATAAGGACATTGAGATCCATACTTACACGAATGTAAGCCTGGCCCCCATTATGATGATAGAGCCTGTTTTCTTGTGCCGCAAGATCAATAAGTTCTAACGATTGCATGTATGTAATTTCTTTCATGAAAGTACCTTTACCTTTGTGAGTTTGTTTCCGAATCTGTTGCCGGCGAGAAGACCGATAACAAAACAGATAGTTGTGAGTACGATTCCAATTGCTTGGATGTTTTTGTTTATAAATTTACGCATTGTTTTCTGCTTTCTTGTGATTGTGTTTATAACTAGACCATTGACCGGGCATATCTGTGTCGATATCAATCTTTCGATCGTCGGGTTCATATGCTTCAGTGCCAGGACTAGAGGGAATAAGATCCCAATTTATGTTTTTCTTTTTGTCATTATCTTGCGCAAGCCACGCAAACAATGCCATTCCTAGGTATATGCCAGCTGAAAGCCAACGTAGACGGTTTATAAATATTTTCATTATTGGTCTTCTTCCTTATATGCTTCTTCAAGCATGTTTGAAAATGCTACTTGAATTTTCATGTGTTCAGTTAGGTTTTGGTAACCTACTACGAATAGATTCCCGTGAGATTGGTCCATTTGGGTAACCATTTCTTCGGATTCGCCGTAGTTGATAATTGTATTGTTTTCAAAGTCAACTAAGAACATAGTTGTCTTTTCATTGAATGTGTTTGTCATTTTATTTCTCCTCCTGTAGAGATATTGTATGTGCCACCTTGGAATGAGGTGAGTGATCGATCAACTGACCACCCACCCCATTACTTTGTAGGAGGTGACACGCGATTTATTTAGGGAACATTTCATTCCAGCATTTGTCGTGAATACCTGTGGCTATAAGCTCACATTTATCTCGATGAAGTTCTGGAAAGGCATCTTGAACAAACATTCCACCTTGCCAATCCGCTAAACCTTGAGCAGAAAGTACAATGGTATTATGTTCACCACAATGGATGCACTGATTTTGATGTGTTGCTGATTTATCTTCTGTAATTGTAAAGTTATAATTTTTCATATAATGGGCCTCCTAGTTCCCTTTCTTTGTATAGATATATAGATGTGTATATAGGTTGTGTAATTTAGGCGCTATTATCCGCAGGCCTAAGTTTGGGTCCTATAAGAATTTTTTTTAGTTGGTTAGCAGGTTAGTGCGAACCGAACACCCACCCCTTTCCTTCGTTGTCGAGGCTTCGAAGAAGCACGAACGAAGAAGTGACCCGAAGGGTCGCTGATGAGTGAGTAAAAAAAAACGAGTAGGTACAGAGCCAAGTTCCCCGAAGGAAACCTGACTCCGTACAAACCCAAGGATGTCTACAGCCCGAAGAATGCTTTGTCAGCAGCGACCTGAAGAGGTGTTGCTGAAGCAGATTTCTTGAACTGGCGTTGTGCCCGCTCGATTTCTACGTTCGCACGATGGATTTGAACCAACGCACGACGAGAATCGTCACTGATAAGACTCCAGATTGAGTAGGTGGATGGGACGGTGCTGGCTTTCTTAGCCATAGTGATTACCTCCTAAGGTAACTCTGGGGATTTTACCCCTTTACTTGGTTAGCGGATTTACTAACCCCGATGGTGAGCAGTTTACGACTTGCTCAGGTCGCACCCTAGAACGCTAGGATGTCGTCGTCGTTAGCCGAACCGGCAACAACAACACGTTCTACTGCTGGCAAGGTAGCCAAGTTAGCAAGCAATGCTTCAGCCTTAGACAAGACTTTAGCATCGATTGGCTTTGGCTCAGCCTTTACCGTTTGAACCATAGTGCTGAGGACCGTGTCAAGGTCGACGCGAAGGTTCATTGCTGTTGGCTTTGCTGTGTTGATGTCTTTCACATCGACAGCCAACTCGAATGAAACACCCTTTGTATAGGCATTCCGCAGAATGTCAACAAGGATGTCACGAGCCTGTGTAGACTCGAGGTTTACAAAGACTGAGCCTTTTAGCAATCCGCTCTTGTCGACGAGCCAGACGGTTGATTTGGTTGGGCTGGTGTTTAGCCAGAAGTTGAGTATTGTGGACATTGGGTTACCTCCTAAGATAACTGTGGGGACTTTCCCCTTTACTTTGTTAGCGGATTTGCTAACGAAAGACTTTAGAATGTAGATAGACTACACCCCTTTACTTTGTAAGCGGATTTGCTCACGGTAGATTTTAGAATCCAGTACAGACTAGACCCCTTTACTTGTGACAGCGCAGAAGCCTAGTCTGTTGGACTATCCAAAACTCACATCCCTTTTTAGAATGAAAGCTATTTATTACTTGGTACGGAACCAGGTCAAGGCCCGCACAAAGTAATCGGTCATGATGATGTCAGAGTCATTTGCTGCTGTGTACAACCAACGGTCATAGTTAGCACCTGGGTAACCCTGCTTGACAAGATAGGAAGCACGAACCATGCGCAAGATATGGAGATTGGTTTGCTCCACATCAGAACGCTTTTCGTAGCTTTCCATGCGCTCAAGCAGTTGGATAGATACACCCTGCATATGGTCTGCTACATGGCTCTTGGTGACTTCTGTCAAATTGCCGTGTGCATCACGATTCTGGGGAACTATGAACAGCTTACTGATTTGAGTGATCAGTCTACGGTAGTGCATTTCCTGCTTCTTGTCCTTGAAGATGTTCTCTAGTTCAGGGATTTCCATGATATTACGGTTCAGGAAGTTGATCATTTCCTGATGTGTCTCACGGACCATCTCTTCACGAGGGATCATGAATTCTTGGACAATAGGAGATTGCTTCTCGTCGAGAGGCTTGTGCCACCATCCAAGGCCATGATTCTTCTTGAGTGCCTTAGCTGTATCAAACATGTTACGGCTATACCACCAGTAAGAGTCCATCTTGCGAGATTGGAGCACTTGCATTGTGGCATTTGCGGACCAGCCTGCCAGTACCTTAAGGTCATCATCTGTACCCTTGCATTGCTGCAGTGCATCGATCATGTCCTCATTTGCACAAGGGAGACTAGCAAACGGCACGTTATTGATACCGTACTGAAGCATTTTGGTCTTGACTTGTCCGCCAACTCCACCACTCTTGAGGAATGATGTTGCATAGTTGTACACAGAACTGTCCCAGTCCCATATTGCAGGTGCAGGACGGTTTGATCCAATGGTTGCAGATGGCAGCGATCCAGCAACAGAGAGACGCTTGAACTTAGCAAGATCCTTTGAGTGGATAGTTGGGATGTCACCTTCATTCAAGAATGTAGGACCTGGCTCAGCTAGATCCAAGATGGCAAACTCAGCCCAGTCGTTAGGCGTACGAACCAAGAATGCCACTAGTGGGTTAACTGAACCATCAGGCCGGACATAACGACGCTCATGAATCATGACCTCATCATCCAAGTCTGCACCACCAAGTTTACCTTGAATCTTAGCCCAAGTTACTCCCGGCATGCAGAATGTTTGAGTCTCTTCATGGTAGAAGGATTGCTTGTCATCCAAGTCAATGTCATAGCCGGCAAGCCACAATACTTCCTTGGTCATGACGTATGCACGGTATGCATGTGGCATAAAGACAAAGGCTTTCTTCTCACGAGCATTAGCTTGCCAATTGAGTCCTTCTTCCTTATTCTTTGAAAGAAACATCTTCTTAATGCCTTGTGCACGCATGAACATAAGAGTCTGACTAACTCCAATATCCAATCCAACTTCATGCAAACTTGCAATCATTTTATTCATGTTATTGGTAACTTTACCACCCTTGATGGCAGCAAACTTATCAGCCTCATTGACAACACGCTCGGCAACAATGTGCTGCATCCACTCAATGTCTTTACCTTCAACCATGTTGTTATAGGCATTGTCTAGAACAGTCTTAAAGTTCTCAAGCAGGTGTTTGTACTCAAAGATGCCTTCAATGCCCTTGAACTGAGCAAGAGTTTGGTCATTTGTCTTAACCATTCCTGGACCATGATGTGGCTCAAGAGTAATGATCTCCCAAGTTCCATCTGTTCCAAACTCCTGCTTAAAGTTGTCTACCGTTGTCACAATGTCAACTACCTGAGTAGATGAGATCATTCCACGCTCACGCAAACGGGCAAGCATTGCATCCTTAGGCACGGACAAAGCATTACCTTTTACCATTCCTGGCTTTCCGTTGATGTTAGTAACCACGCGAATGGTGTGGTTTGTGACCTTGCGATCTTCCATGCCCTTAAGTGTGTGATACTTTGCTTTACCTGGTAAGTGCTTGTTGGCACGATATATCTTCTTGGCATAGTCGTCTGTAATAAGACTAATGCCATCAAGGGTAATAGCTGCAACTTCCTCTGTGCTCAGATGAGGGAAGAAGTCCAAGATATCGTAGTGCGTAAGCACCAGGATACGAGCCATCTTGTGCTTGCCCTTGATGTTGACCATGCCACCACGAGCAGCACGAATGATCTCAGTCAAACGCTTGGTCATCTTTGCAGAGTTACCTACTGCCAATCCGTATTCAGACATGTCTGAGTACTTAGTTGACTTGTGCCCCTTGACTCGAATCATGTACTCCGCATCAAAGTCACCCCAGCCGAATACTACTTCTTGAGGCTTGTGGTCTCCTGCAAGAGCACCGCGTTGTGGTTCTGGTGGCATTCCGGGAAAGCGAAATGGACTTTCATATGGAGTGATGTTGATAGCAAACGGTTGATTGCCAAACATGTGGTCCAACATAAACCAGTGGTAGCCACCGGGATCAGTTGTTTCAATAACGAGAGACCTGCCATCGCCAAATCCAACTTGGACAGGCTTTACAGTTTCTGCACCAAAGGCATACTCAGGATCGTTTGTAATGATCCGACTATACACCATCTCTGTAGGAACAGTTGCACTCTCGATGAGTGATGGTGTGCGAACAAGGTATTCCTTGATCATTTTCTTTCCCTCCTTAGGGTTGGTTGTTTTGTTCACCGGGTTGGTGTCCATTTTATTTACCTCCTCGGTAATTGTTTTACTAGCACCTGGTTGGTGATAGTCGATGAATTCAGCCACTTCTGGATGATTCTCGAGCATTGTTTCAAGACGACCTCGAACATCAGCATTACGTGCAGCATTGGTGTCAGCAATTGCCCATACGTTAATAGCCCAACGCTCTGAGTCTGCATTAGTCACAGCATGCACGTGCTTTGAGTTAAAGGCAAAGACTTCTCCACCAGTTAAGTCCATTGTGTAGTCAGGTGATGCCATCTCACGACTTGATGCGATGTGCCAGTTGCAAGAACCAAGGTTGATGCCCATAGCCCATGCAGCTGCATACGTTGTGTCACGATGGGGCTTGATGTTCCCCCCCTTGCTGATCAAAGCAGTTTCTGCCTTAAATCCAAGCTTAGCACACAGGTCCACGATCCACTGCCAGATTTCATCATCCAAAAGTCCTGGGACGAATGGGCGAGTAGCTGAATTGGGGGCATCCAATGGAGCTTCGTACGGCAACCAAGTCCTCATTCGACCCTTTGCATAGTTACTTACGTCAGCTACCAAGTGTGGAAGAATGTTTTCCTCCAACTTATTGGTGATCCACTGCAGCTCTTCAGGGCTGAGCATTTCGCACTTCTTGAGTGCAGCTGCCGGTGGCCGAACTTTCTTTGGCATTATTGGTCCCTCCTCAGGGTTGATTGGTTCTGGATTGATATCCATTGTTAATCCCTCCTTAGGGTCATTTGGTGTGTTGACAGGTTCTCCGCCACCACCACCAAGATCATTTGGGTTGATGTAGACAATTGGTTTGTTTACACTCTTTGCGTAGTTGACGCAGTTTGCTGTGCCACCAGAACTTCCATCCCAGACAGCAATCAACACATTGCAGTGGTCAACCATCCATATGTTGCGATCCTGCATGCACTGAGCACCAAGTTCGTCATATGTACCGTTGCTAACAAGAACAACTTCACGTGCAAGCTCAAGCATCTTGCGATACTTAATTTGAGATTCCTTAAACCAACGTGACTCATGGTTCTTGCATGGTTGTGCCACAATGAATGGAATATTCATCTTATGTGCAACTCGAGCAGCATCTTGATCTACACCAAGAGCACCACCTGAAATAACAACTATTTGATGAGTAGTTCCATATTTCACTACAGCACGCTGCAATGTTTCTTGAATTTTCTGACGCAGTGCAAAACGCTTGGGGCTAGTTTCATCATAACCTCCAATCTTGTTTGGCCTGTGACCAGTAAATGCAATGTGATAGGTTGGCTTTGTTGCCATGTTTGTTCCCTCCTCAGGGTTGTTGGCCAAGTGAACTAAAATGTCCCCATGGCATGCTTGCGGTGCACAATAGCACACCACGTCTTTTCCTTTAAGCTCATGCAGTTGTGCAAGAAGCTCTGGCTTTCCAAAGATATACTCCTCGTATTTGGCGATGACTTCGCTTCGTGAGCCATGTTTGTCAATAACAAACGGGTTACCCCACTTGCTACCTCGGCCAATGTAGACAGCATCTGGTGGTGCTGTGTTCTTGTGTCTGTTGTGTACCTTTGGCATTTCTGCCTCCTTCTTTGTGGTTGTTGTGGTGTCCAATGTGATTACCTCCTGGTTATCGTTGATTGGGGTGATTGGGGTGATTGTTACTGCCTTGCCTTCCTTTCGGAAAGCCTGACCTGCAATAGAAGCAGACTCTGCATCTATAGTGTATACCTCGCCTGTAGCGTGGTCTGTGACTTGAAACACTCTCATGATATACTCCTTTCTGAGTTAATTTTAGTGAGACATTGTGGATCTACTACCCACAAGTATTTCATTCGAGGACAATTTAAATTGTTAACATATCCACTGAATTTTATATTATTACTTCTGACATAATAGATCTCTGCGTTGAAAACAAAAGCAAAGTACCAATGTTTATGTTTGTTAACAAATTTTGGGGATGTAAGTCTCCAGTGCATCTTGTAGTTTAAATGAACGAAAGGAGTACCATTGCTAAATGTTTTAACTTCAATATGTCGTTCTTGGTTATTTTTCCAAGAAGCACATATGTCATAGTTAACTGTGTTAGTCCCCTCTTTGGGGAATAGTTCTTCCGATGGTTGTTCTTTAATTATCCAGCCATTTTGCTTAAGAGTATCAGCAACAAATTCTTCTGTTAAACGCCCTAGTAAACGGCGGTCAAAGTCTACTAAATCTGTATGTTGCTTACTGCTGTATCTTATATTTAAGATTTTATTCACAGCAGCACCAAACCAGTCTTTATCCTGTTTTTCTAATGCAGATGTTTTCCGATGTCGTATAGATGAAAGTTGCGTCTCATCCAACAGTGTTGGCGACATATAGTCAATCCACCATGAGTAGTACTCTATTGTGTAATCCTTCATTGTTCTTCTCCTTTTTCTATTGGAACTATCTTGAGTTCTTGGTTTAAATGCAAGCCTTTTGCATAGTAGTTCAAAAGACTGAACCACTTTGTGTGATCCCTGTATGTCTTAAGTTTGTCAATGGCTTTGCCGGCCCAAACAATAGACAATACAGCAGAACCGTCAATATGACCTTTCATCTTACTGACAAGAGATTCTTGCTCATCAATTGTCATATATTCTTTGTTATAAGCAAACAAGTCACGTATATACGCAACCTGCCTGTCCGTCATTGGCCTGAAGGTTTGTTCCTTCATTTCTTTTACCTCCTCAGTAAATAGTTTTGGTTGCCTATTTCTATACGCTGCCCTCGAGACAGCAGTATTCTTATTGGCTTGACGAGCAGCTGCACATGTGGTACAGAATGTCCGCCAAGATCCATTGTGCTCTAAACGAATACCATCACCCTTGTAGGTGAATGTTTCGCACTGAACACAAAACTCATTGTTGTAATTGGTAGCCATCTTAGTTACCTCCTTTCTTGAATGGCAAGTTGATTACTTGACCAACACGAACGTTGCCAATTCCACCATTCATTTCTGAAATAATAGATACAGTCTCGCCTGTACGCAGGTGATCTGGACAATGTTCCTCTGAGATGCCCCACAAAGTATCTCCTTGCTTAGCAGTTACCGATGCAACTACACACGTTGGTGATTCTTGATGTACAAATTGAGCAACTTTAATTACTCCTATTACTAGGAATGTGGCTACCAAAGCAGCAATTAACACATCTATAACAGATGCATTGTTCTTATAAAATGTACGCATATTACGTACCTCCTTCTTTTCTTTATCACATTTAACACAAAGTGAAAGTATCCACCCGTGTTGTTGATGAAAGAAACGCCTAATGTGCTTTTCTTCGTCACAACGATCACAATAATCAGTGCCAAACTCTTCCATTCCAAAGGATGCTGCAAGTTGAGCATTGCGACCCGCAGGGGTTGCACTATTCTTGCACCGTTCTTGTTGAACGTAAGTTCTGGCCTTGTAAGCCAAAATCATGACAATAGCCATGATAATAATTGTTAATGTAAACACGATTCCTCCTAAGGATGTGCTGATGCGGATGCACGGAATGTGCATACGACTACTATTTATTCGTTACAGGAGCTGTTGAGCCACTGTTGACCACACCCCAAGGTGCTGAGACTGGGGCCTAAGCCCTATCCGTAAAAAGAAAACCCTCTGCTGATCCGAGCGGACGACCAGCAAAGGGTATTTTCTTTTTGTTTTTGTACTAACTAATTAGTCAGCACAGATGGGACACACGCCATTCGCCACTTGTGTAGTGAACTTTGTGTTCTTTGCCCAGTTTCCCTGCAGTTCAGGGACTCCCTGATACCTTAGTTCTCCACGTTTTACACTGTTACCAAAAGTAGCAAAGTGTTCCTCGCAGAGGCAAAAGCTTCTTTTCCCTGCAGTTACCTTAAGAGTTGGATTAGGACCACCATCAACCATACGATCAGTACGATTGCTGTATCCAAAGAGAATATGAGCCTTAGCCCTCTTCTCCATTTCTTCTCTATTTATCATGATCTACCCCTTTCCAAAAGTAGACCGCTCTGTGTGGACAAGTAGCCCCTCCTTGAGACCTTGAACCTATCCGTAAAAAGAAAACCCTCAGGAGCCTAAGCCCCCAAGGGTAATCTTTTAATTAAGTACCTCTATATAGGTATTACCAAATAAATGGTTCTTCTTCTGCTAGGTAATCTTCTTCCTCATCCATTGCCCATTCGTAACCAAGCTTGGCCGCAAACACCATACCTACAACAAGGAAGAACAATACGCCCTTCCAATTAAGTATGCTGAATATGAATCCAATGATGCTGAATATAGCACTGATGCCACCAATAAGAATAGTGAATACCACGCTTACAATAGGCGTAAATAGGCATACTCCTACGAGTATAGCAATACGCATATTCCGGCTCAAACCATTGAACCAATTAATTAATGAATTCATGACTCCTCCTAAAGTGTCATGTTGCGTATATGCACTATGTATATACGGCTACTATTTACTCGTTGCTGGAGCTGTTAAGCCACAGGTTCCCATACTACTAATACGCCTAGTACATGGCGCTATCTATATGCTAGATAAACCTTAGTTATTACTACGCTGAGTAGCTATCCCCTGCTTAGTCACTCTGCCCACACTCTTGTTGCTATCTGTACCCTCAAAGTACTCACCCTCACGTGGGTACATAAACCCTATCATTGCAAAGTTAGCCACATCCATTAACATCTCCACATTACCCTTCAATAACCCCTTCTCTTCATTACCTTCTTCAAACGCCTTAAGCCTAAGCTTTAATGACTCTATAGCATCCATTGATCCATCCTTACCATACCCCTCTTCTACTAGCCCATACTTGAAGAAACTTACTATCATTCTATTAACCATCCCCTTAATAAACTCTTCACTTATCTCTGTACCACATACATTAGGAATACTAATAACCATTTCCTTATTATCAATACTCTTATCTGCTTTATTTAATTTCATTCTTGCACCATCTAATTCTTTCTTTGCTATTTCCAATTTAATCTTTGCTTCTTTAGTTAACATTGTTCTTTTCTTTCTATTATTCAGACCCCCATACCCGGGTGGGCACGTTAAAAGATCTAAGAGTACATATATACTCACTATTAGTGGCTCATAATTTTTCCCTATTTTTTACTCTATAGAGACTTTATATAACTGTATATATACTTATACAGGTTTATGTACAAACAAACCCCAGAGATCACCCTCATCTGTTTCTCGAATCGCCCCAAAAATTTTTTCCTATATTTTTAATGCCCTAGAGGTTGCAAACGCAAAGAACCTCTGATAGCTTCACTGTTGTCGGATACGCCGGCAATAAACACCAAAAAGGAAACCCAATGGATTACGCTAATTGCGATAAATGTGGAACAGAGTTCGTAATAAAAAACGCTCTCTCGAGTTCCGTAAGATGCCCAGACTGCTCACAATGGGTAGACTTAATACCACAAGACAACTACGCCTCTAGCTACGTCTCAAGCAGCTACGCAGACAACTACGTCGACTACGACGCTGACAATTACGGATTCATGGACTAGAAAAGGAATATCAATCATGCCTAACAAAAACACAAGACTAATCATAGGATCAAACAAGTTATTCACCTACAACAACATACTCACACAGTTTGCGTATGACCATGACATAATCACGTATACGTACAATGATAAGTTATCCCTAAAGGCCAACACCAAAATTGTATACAAAAATATTTCATATCATATCCGTCAAGATTATGACTCCATAGTCTTCATGGGTACACACGTAGACTCAAACCTGTTGTACGGGCTGTACGACGACAAGAATCTGGTATTTGATGCCGGCGTCTTAGTAAACTACAAAACGCTCTCACGCGAGGGAGAAGTAGATCTAGACACTCAATGGAATCTATCTAAAGAGACTGACATCTATACTTTCAATACAAATAAAAAAGACACGCTACCACCAGTAGCGCATCTTAAAGATCATCAGTATGTTCCATCTATATTAGGCAATGTACGTAGCAGACGCCTAGCAATGGAAATTTTTGGATGTGTAGTCTATGGAACCTACAACATCAATGGTTTAGAGGGGGCTAACTCAGTCCTCGTCTAGATAGTGACAATCACAGTCTGGATCGATACATTCATCGTCCTCGTCTGAGTATCGGCCTGGATCGTAGTAGAATTGTTCTACTTCATCTGGGCCGAGCTCTTTGACTATATCTTCAACAGGCTTTTTTAGTATTTTAGCCATTTCATAGATCATCTCGTATTGTTCTTTGGAGAAAATAGAAAACACTATCTCGCCATCATCTTCTGAGTAAGCAGTGATGATCTTATCTTCTTGACCTTCATGGGGAGTAATGAACTCAAGTAAACCCTGTACTAGCTCTTCATCGCCAAACATAGACTGAATCTGTTCGAAAAAGTTATCCATGTGGACACGCTCCAATCTTATTGTATGTAAGCTATAGTACCGTAAATGTAAAAAAAATATATTAAAAAAATTTATTCGGGCGATTGGGCGAGCTGGCTCAATTCCTTAAATAATTCACAATATTCCAGGTAGGTTAGTATCTGTTGATTACCTAGCATCGTCTACCACCTCTACCCAATGGTCACCACAATCTCTACAGCGAATATCTATTCTATCTAGGTCATCATCAAAGTCTTCTTTAGCGAGACCAGCCAAGATGAAGTTTGGCGGATATTTGCAATCAGGGCAAGGGGTCGGCTTGAACGCCATCTTTAATCAGCCCTTCTAACGTTGATACTAGTTCTGGATCAGCTTTGATCTTTTCAATAGCGTTGTCTCTACCTTGTGAGAATGATTCACCGTTGTAATAGACCCAAGCTCCACGTTGCGAGAAGATTCCCTTAGACATACATACATCAAGCAGGCAACCGTAGTTATCAACGCCTTTACCATAATAGATGTCAAATTCTGTAACCTTAAGAGGGGGAGCCATCTTATTCTTGATAATCTTGGCTTTTACCTTGATACCAATTGATTCGCCGGCTTTATCTTTAATATCTTCTTTTCTACGCACATCAATTCGCACTGATGCTGCGTATGGCAAGGCTTTGCCTCCAGGAGTTGTTTCCGGATTACCAAACATGATACCGATCTTAGATCTAAGCTGGTTAATAAAGATTACTAGGCATTTGTGTTCATTAGCGAGACCTACTATCTTACGTAGTCCCTTGGCCATCATACGGGCTTGTAGGCCCATCTGGTTGGCTTCCATGTCGCCTTCTAGCTCAGCTTTAGGCACAAGGGCTGCAACTGAGTCTATTACGACTACATTGACCTCGCCCGTGCGGATCAGTCTATCTGCAATCTCCAATGCCTGTTCGCCATAGTCAGGCTGGGCAAGTAGGAGATCATCCAAGTTAATGCCTAAGGCATCCATGTAGACTGGGTCCAGAGCATGCTCAGCGTCGATGTAAGCGCACTTAAGACCCATCTTCTGTGCTTGGGCCACAACAGATAAAGATATCGTTGATTTGCCCGAGGATTCAGGTCCATAGATTTCAACTACTCGACCTAGTGGAAGTCCACCAATCCCAAGTATCATATCTAATGATAGTGCTCCGGTTGAAACTGCGGGCCAAGCTTTAATATCCTTGGACCCTAATCTCATTACTGCACCTGCTCCAAATTGTCTTTCAAGTTGGGCAATTGCTAATTCTAGTGATTTATCGTCTGACATGTATCTATTTTACCACAGATGTGTAGGTGCTAATAGATTTGATCTCAGCAATTATCTTTTCTTCAATCTCTTTGTATTGAGTTTTTGATTCCCAATCTAATCCGAGTTTGTGTTCTCTTATTGCTGTAAGCAAGTTATATAAGTGTTTTAAGCGCGTACTAGTGTCCACGAGCTCACCTCCAATGGTATAATGTATAGAGTAAATTAGCACAGATTATACCGTCATTAGGAGACAAATGAGTCGTAGTTCAAAAAAAATAGATCAAGAATTAGAATTTAGTAGAGCAATGGTTTTACTTTATAAGAGAATACATAACGTAGATGACTTGTTAAGATACTGGCATTTCTCCGGTCCTTGCTCATATCCACACCCAGTAATCGAAGATATTGGTTAGAGCTACTTGACAACGCCAAAGTTATGTTGATATACTCCTATATAAGAGAGCTTAGGAAGCCTTAGTAGATCTAACGCTCCTGTAAGAATATTATCTTATGTACCTTAGTTAACTTATATAAGTATACTAATATAGGCGTAGTTAACTTGGCATTGAAAAATAGAAAAAACTAATTACTATTTTCAAAAACAAGTAGGCTTATTATGAATATGTATCAAATATATGTGCCAGAACTAGGCATCTTTGTTAAGTATAAGGTGCTGAGACCAGAAGAAGCTGAAAACCTTCTTTCTGAGATAAAAGATAAAAGTACTAACGTTTATCGTAAAGCTATATTAGAATCCTTAATTTTTAATATAAAAACAGATGTTGCTGAAGCTTTGAGGGTAATGTCTCGCGCAGCTGCAGAAAAGTGTATAGAAGCCTTATATGCTGGTTGTATAATGCTTAACCCAGGTTTAGATGTAGATTACTGGCTAGATATTGCTTACACAGGTTATCCAATAATCCCTAGTCTTAAGAATAAGAAAAAAGATTCTGATTCCGACGATCCATTTCATTTCTCGGAAGATTTGGAAAAAATTTTTAATGACACGTTTAAAAAGCATTCAGAAGAAAAAGCTAAACCAAAACCTAAAAAACTAAGTAAAGAAAAATTTCTTGGACTTAATAATCACTTAAAGACAAATGTTATAGGTCAAGATAATGCTATTGAGATAATCGTCTCTGCATTGAAGAGATCTCAAACTGGAATGAATGATCCCAATAGACCATTGGGTGTTTTTATGTTTGCCGGAGCTTCCGGCGTGGGTAAAACGCATCTAGCAAACGAATTGCATAAATATATATACGGGTCAGATTATTCAATGGTACGTATTGATTGTGGCGAGCTACAACATAAACACGAGAATCAAAAGTTAATTGGATCACCTCCTGGCTACATTGGCCATGAAGATGGTGGTCAGTTGATAAACATGATTAAAAAATATCCCAATACCGTAGTCTTGCTTGACGAGGTAGAAAAAGCTCATCCAGACATTTGGAATACTTTTTTAAGAATTTTTGACGAAGGAATTGCCACAGATAATAAAGGTAAACAAGTTAGCTTTAAAAACACTGTCATAATCATGACAACTAATTTAGGTAATGATAAAACAGCTGACAACTTACTTAAAACCTCAGCTGGTTTTACTGGGACTGTAGATTTCAAAACAAGAACTAAAGCAATACCTAATAAGGAAATCGTAGAAAAGAATACACTAGAAGCAATTCGTAAACACTTTAAACCAGAGTTTATAAATAGAATTGATAAAGTTGTAGTATTTAACCATTTACGTCATGATGACATGATCTCAATTGCTGAGCTAGAAATGTCAATTGTTAAAAGTAAACTTCTTTCAAAGGGCTATTCTTTAACTTATACAGATTCAGTTGTAGAAGGTTTGATTGAAAAGGGAATAGATACTGTTAAGGGGGCTAGAGGACTTTCCCAAGTTAGAAGAGAAGGCATTGAAGATAAACTTGCTGAGTTGATTATATCTAGCATAATACCTAGAGGAACTTTGTTTGAGATTGACCATGAGGAAGATTTTAAAATAAGTTTAATAAAACCTCAAAAACAACAAAAGGAACAAGCAAATGACTGAAGAAGAAATTAAACTAAGAACTAAATTTTATCTAGCCCCCAAGACTACAAGCTTAGAAGAATTAAAGGTAATGAATGATAAATACACATCATACCCAGGCCTAATCCCTGAGCAGACAAAAGAGTCATTTAATTAATTAAAAGATTATAAAAAGCACATACTAACAAGTAATGCTTTAACAGTTACTATGACTGTATAATAACTATAAAAGGATATCAATTATGGCGTTTATGTCTAGGAAAAAATCAAGACCATCTTTTCCATCGATAGCAGATCAAAGAGCTTCAAGTGCTGCAAGAGTTTCCGCACGAGGTGGGAATATGAGCAGGTCGACTAGACCATCTTTTCCATCGATAGCAGAACAAAGAGCTAATAACATAGTTTCTGGACAAAAAAATGCCAGAGGATATAACTCTGGATTTATGAGAAATATAGATTATCCATCTTTTCCATCGATAGCAGAACAAAGAGCTTCAAGTGCTGCAAGAGTTTCCGCACGAGGTGGGAATATGAGCAGGTCGACTAGACTAGCTTTTCCATCGATAGCAGCACAAAGAGCTTCAAGTGCTGCAAGAGTTTCCGCACGAGGGGGGAATACGACTGCAACAACAACTCCAGCTTCTCGACTTAGGGGGACATTAGCAGGCGCACCTACAGCTTTACCAGGTGGAACAACAACTCCAGTGTCGATTAGACCAAGAGGAGCAATGCACGGACCTCCAAGACCAGCTGGAAGCACACTTGGAGCGATGCATGGTCCTCCAAGGCCAATTCCCCCTAGATATATGCCAAATGTAAATCCAAAGGGTAAGCTTCTAAGTAATAAAGGCCTTATGATTGGAGCAGGAGCTGCAGTTATAGCAGGTTTAGCAATGAACAGAAGAGGCGATGGAACGTCTTCTGGAAGAGCTGGAATGACTAAATATTAGTTTTAAACTAAAAAGAATGTAAAATGTTATGAGTGACTGGAAAAGCTATATAAATTCCAATGGTGATTTTGAATTACCAAATTTTTTATATAAGACGATTAATGAATTAATGAAACAATCATTAGATATGGGAACTTTATTATCTAGTGATCAATATAAATTAAGAGCTTATAAGGAACAAACCAAGAAGTTATTTAAGAGTAAATGGTTTGATATTGCCGAAGCTTTGGAATTCTTTGGCATTATTGAAAGATGCCTATGCTCAAGCAACGGCAAAGACTTCTATTGCGACGTTTGTAAGGGGGCAAGATATATGCCAACTGCAGTTTTAACTCCTGACCAAATGCGAGAAATTGGTGTTTTCATTAGTGCCGGCGAAAACATAGCCTTAATAGACAAACTTCAAAAGAGTATATCTGAAGTAGTCAACAACTTCTAGTCATATGATGTGCCCACGATGCGCTGACAAATTGCAGAATGTAATTGAATTCTTTCAAGATGGTGAAAATTTCGAGTATACTAGAGAGTACTATTGCACTAACTGTAAAAGCTCAGTCATAGAACACTTTGACGAACAAGGTTTAAAAGCCAGCGAATGGATAGATTTTAATGTCTAATATAGAAAAATATGATAAAGATGCTTTCTTAAAAAGCTTTGAGTCTTTAAGACCAGATTTGTTTTTGCCAGAGTCTTGGACGGATGAAGATAAAGAAAAAGTAGTGGAAATGATTCGTCCACAAAAAACAAGAACAGCAATGTTTTCTTCAATACCAATGAATTGCGAAGCAACTAAATGTATCTTTGCGGATACGTGTCCTTTATTGAAAGTTAATTTAGCTCCAAAAGGAAATCCTTGCCCTTTGGAAATGGCAATTGTTTCCCAGTTTACTAACGAGTACATGCATCAGTTAGACGTTAGCCCAGAGAATCTAGTGGAAGTTTCTATGATTAGAGATTTAGTAGATCAAGAAGTTCAATACATGCGCAAGACAAAACTGTTAGCTAAAGAGCATTTTATTCAAGAAAATGTTATTGGAATTGATTCCAACACTGGTGAGCCAATTATGAAAAAAGAATTGCACCTTGCCGTGGAATTGGAAGATAAACTACATAAAAGAAGAAAAGATCTTCGCAATCAACTCCTTGCTACGCGCGAGGCTAAAGCTAAGATTGGTCAAACACAACTAGATACAGCTCAAGCTATCTCTGACATTATGTATAAAGTTAAAGATATTGAAAAAGAACGCGAAAAACTTATTCGCAAAAAAACTGGACAGTTTGAAATTGACGAGTATATAGAAGCTGATGTAGTTTTAGATGCTGAAATAATAGAGGTAATACAGGATGAGATTATCTGATAGAACTGGCTCTGGCGCAACAACAACTTTATTAGATAGGCTAATTAAGTCTCTGACTAATTCTCCTGGAATAGAATTGCCAGCCAACCCCGTTCAACAATCTGCATTAGGTACTTCACAAGTAGAAGATATTTTTGGAACTAACGACCAATTTATTAATAGATATAAGCAATTTGAAAACATGGCTTTTGACATGATGAAAGATTCTAATAATTTAGCTTTTGGATCAAGGGTTAAAGATGTTGATCTAATGCGCAAAATGGGTAAAATAGATTTAAGTGTTTTCACTTATGAAACTAGACGAATGTTAACTGACAGCTTTAGGGACAATGTGCTTCAGTTCGATAGGCTATTATCTACGGCTGGAATTCCCGGAATGGAATTTCCATCAGAAAACTTATACTCTACTTTACATAAATTCGATGTTAATCAAACAGAAAAAACAAACCACGCAGCTATAAGTTTTTTGCAAAGAACATTTTTTAACGTAAACCCAAACAAAGAAGGCAAACTTGCCTTTAACTTTGGCGTAAGTAATATGCTAACATCGGATGCCTTACAAAGAGCTGCTACTCAACAATCTAGTCGGCTTTACTCCAACTGGAAACATATTAACATTTGACATCGAAACAACTGGAGTAACAAGAGGATCTCAAGTAAGATCATTTGCAGGTAGAGTTACAGATTCTGTTAGTGGAGCTGAAGTTAGTTCATTTGGAACAGCTTTTGAAAATCTACAAATGTCTAGTGCTAGGATTAGAACAAAAAATGGAAGCAGACTCATGTCAGAAGGAGTCAATATAATAGAAGGCTCCGAAAATGTAAAGTCCATGGCTAATGGTGGAGTAGAGTTTGTTTCTGAGTCTAAGAAGTTATTTGAAAGATTTCTTGACACAAACGTTAATCATTTGTCAGGGCATAACATATTCTTTGACTTACAGAAAATGGCAGAAACACTACAAGGATTAGATGCCTACGATGATGAAGCTAAAACTTTAATGCATTCTGTTTTTGATAGAATTTCTGGAGCAGACTATGAATACAAAGGCGTAAAGTATAAGGGAAATAAAGATTTTCTTATAGACACTAAAGAAACATTAAGTGCCTATTTTTCAAAAAAAGCAGAAGGGTTACCAGACGCTGCAGCTAAAGTCAATAGGTTATTAGCCCCAGAAAGTTTAGCTAAGATTTCTATAGGCGGATCAACAACTCCCTCTAGTATAGAAAATATAGTCGCCAACTCTAACGTATTAGAGTTGATCGAAAGAGATGCATTAGCTGGAAGCAAAGATGCACAAGATTTGATGGTAAAGATTCAATCAGGATCCCATATTGCAAAAACTGACGTACACATGCAAGGGACTTTATACAAATACCAGTTGTCTGAAGAATTGGATTTTATGGATATGAGCAAATTAGATTCAGCTTCTAGTTTTGTCAAATCAGGCAGAAGACAATACTTAAGAGGTGCAGCTATTACACCCACAACAAATGTTGCTGATGTTGCTCATTTGGAGAAAAGTGCTATAGATTATCTTTCTGGTGCCGGTGCAAAAAACGTAATGCTAGAAGATATAGCTGGTTCCGAACTTGGGTTATCAACAAGTGCCAGAGGTAAGTTAAGCTACAGTAAATCAAATGAAGCTTTTCAATTTACTGACTCAGGATCATCAAACGTATTTGACATAGATGAAGGAGTAGCTAAATCTAATATATCAAGCAGATTACAAGCAATATCAGATGTTAATAAAAATATATCATTACAAAACTTTAGTTACTCAGATGCAACAAAAATAGAAGAATCTTTTAAAGCTAAACGTGCAGTCCAAGGAATAACGGCAACAACAGATTCTGAAAAAATAATTAGATCTTTAGGTTTAACTGATGAACAGTTCGGGGCTCAAGCAGATGTCAGTACAATGTTTAGACAATTTGGGGAACCAACTAGAGGGCAAGGGATTAGAGATCTTCAGCCAGTCCTGCATATGGGAGATGAAATAATAAGCGCTTATCATCAAAATGCCGCAAGATCTGGTTTAGGATTTTCTAGTCTTAACGTTCAAGACAGAGTTATGAGTGTCAAATTAGCTCAAGCAACAGCCGGGATTGGACAAAGGGCAGCTGGCACAGAAGGAATATCAAGAAGTATGGCACACGCAAAACATGCAGGCCTACTTGGAGAAATGGGTTTATCTTACTTTAATGCCCAGACTACTTCTAGACTTGTTGGCGAATACGATTCTACTGGACCTCGTCCAGCTTCAAAGGTATTAGCAAGTTTTGAATCAATATTTGATTACAGTAGCACTACAGCAGCAGATGGTGGCATAGTACGAACTCTTAAAATTAAAGCTTTTGACGATGTCGACAATGTACTGGATACAAGTCTAAATAGATTTACATTGAGTTATCTGTCAGAAGCAGATACTCCCGCTGACGTTGGGGCTAGAATTAACTTAGTTTTTGGAGCCAATAAATCATTGAGTAAAGAGCAATCAGAAAAACTAGCAATAGGCATGCTAGATAATATAAATGAGCATTTTGATTATCTTAGCGACATAAATGGACTTGAGGATATAAAAACAATGGACAGAACTAAGTTGGCAGCAATTAGTTCCGGTAGAGACAGAGCTCAAAGAACACAACTTGCAACAGATTTAGCTGAAAAAATTAGAGAAAAAGGAATTGTAATAGGAAATATAGAAGGGCAACCGGTGCAGCAAATAGTTCAAGCTTTAATGGGGGGAGATATTGACATGGTAGATAATGATGTTAGATTAGCTAATCACCACATGAGATTAGTCCATTCGGAAAACGGAGCTTTAACTATGTCTGCTATGAGAAATACTCAAAGCGATTTAGCAATAGGTTTAACTGATGAAATGGCTCAACGAGAAGCTGAACAAGCATTAAATAGAGCTAATGAAATGGGGCAAATATTAGAGGATGATCCAAGAGCAAGAAAAAGGGCAGAAACCGTAGTCAGAAAATCTAAAAGATCTAAAGTCCTAAGTGAAGAAGTTGATTTAAGTAAAAAAATTAGGACAGATATAAAAACACCAATGACTGATTTTTTTCTTAATAATAAAACCAAATTAGGTTATGCTTCAATAGGTCTAGCTGCGCTAGGTGCTGGTTACTATATGTCTAAGAAGCACAGGGAGTCTGATCTTTACGATGAGACCGTTAAATCTCAACCAACAGAACCAGGCAACCCAAGAAGGGCAACGCAAAGAAGCCAAGCATCACTTGCAGGTCCTCAGAGCACTAGAAGAGATCCATTGGTTACATCAGGAATCGTTGGTAATTTGGACAGAAACAAAATAGGGCACACTCAAATGGGCTCAAATAAATACAACCATCTTTATGGAGGATGATTTTAAATGGGAGCTTTAGCAAACCTAGGAACTAAAATGACTACCGGCAAAGGGTTTGGACTTGTCTTGGGCGGAGCTTTTGCTGCTGGCGTAGCGAACAAAACAGCACGCTCCACAATAGATGCAGGGAACGATATAGCTTTTGGTGATCCAAATGCAGATAAATATTTCATGGGGTCACAAGGATTGAGTCCGGGTGGAATACTAGATGCTAAAACAGGATCTGGGATGGCAGCTGCTGGAACAATAGGTGGAGCAGCGATTGGTGGTATATTTGGTGGAATTGGTGCAGCTGCAGCTGGTTCTGCTCTTAAAGGTCAAACTCTTCAAAAGGGTTTAAATTTTTCAGACAAAATCCCTGGCATTGGGGGCAAGACAATATTAAAAGCAGGAGTTCGTCCAAAAATTGGTGGAGGAACTCTTGGCGCTGTTGGAGCTATAGCAGGAGCCGCAATTGGAGCATCTGCTATGACTAGAGGTTATGTTAATAGAAATAAGGAATTTTATAACACTTCACCTTATGCAAAAGGATCAGCTATGCAAGCATCCTCAACTCAAGCATACGGAGACATGGTTCTCGGAATGCATAATACTAGAAGGGGGTAACTATGGATCCTGATCAAAATGAACTTGGAGGAAATCAAGATGTCCCGTTAGCATTTAGAATGCTAGAAAATGTTCCTGGCTTTACGGCATCATTCCTCTTTGCGCAACATAGGGGTTCTAATACCTTAATGCGTGGTGGTTTCATGGATGGCCGCAAAAGGCGGACCAGGAAAGCTTGGTGGGTTTACTAGCCAAGGCACCCTTCAAGGACCTACGAGTAAAGCCTTCTATGGCTCTAGATCTACCAGAGCTGCAAAGGTAGCAGGTACTGGTGCAAATGCAAAGATGCCTCTACTCAAGGGAGCTAGACTAAATCACTTAACCGCTAGACCAAGAGCCTTAGGTAGATATAATTCTTTAGCAATGTTCAACGCTGCAGAAAAAACTCCATTTTATTCCCCATTTCAAATGGCAGCTAATTTTGGCGGTAAACAAGCAGCTAAGAGTAGTGCATTTAGAACCGCAGTATATGGTTCTGATGCAGCACTAGCTGCCGATACGCAGGTTTTTCAACGTGGCATGATTTCAATGATGACAGCTGGAAGAAAAACGGACATGCTAGAAAAAAGGGCTATTGGTGGTTCATCAAGAGCTGCAAGAAAAGTAGCAACTGCTCAAGAGCAAGTTAGTAGACTAGCAGGGATGAACAATCCAGCTATGCTGCAAGGTAAATCTACAGTTCAAGTAGCTGCTGGCATGCGTACTGCTCCTATTGGAATGGCCAATACATCACCTGCTCAAAGATTAGCTGCTGCTAGAGCAGCAGGTCCTCAAGCAACAATGTCACCAATGGCTAAGGCACTGTCAGGTGGTCCTCAGGTTGGACTTACTGGAAACTTAATGGCTTCTTCCGGTGCCACTCAAGCATCACGTCTTATGCAAGGTTACTTTAGAGGGGCATTAGGGCATGCGGGTTCTGCTGGACTTACGGGCGAAGCATTAACAGGTGCTAATAGAGCTGTTAGCCACTTGGCAATGGCACTTGACAAAACTGGAAAAGCTGGACTTGGAATAGACAACGCAACAGGAAAATTAACTGGTAGATTTGCAAGTGTTTATGAAGCAAAAGCAGCTAAGGCCCTTGGACAAGGTGCCTTTAAAACTCTAGGAGTAAAAGGGGTAGCTCAAGCAATGGGGACTAAAACCGGAGCAATGGCGCTAGGTGCTAGAGCTGGAATGATGGCTATCCCTGGATTAAACTTAATAGCTACAGCTTCATTAGTTTATGACCTTGGAAAAATGGGTGGAGAAGTTATCAAAAGTGGCATTAACTTAGCCAAAGATGCTGTAAAATCTATGAAGGGTTCTATTGACAAGCCAATGTTTGGAATGGGATACAAGGACAACGAAGTGGCAGCAACATCAAGAGCTCGAGGAGTAGCAGCAATACAAAACTCAAGACTCAATGCCAGATCAGCATTGGGTTCAGAAGGTGCAATGATGGCATCTCATTTTGGATAAACAATTATGACAATTGCAGAAAAAACTATTAAATTTAGAAAAATGATGGAGAAGCTTCCTAGGGAAGATCTTTTGGAGATCCTTAAAGCTCAAGACCCAGAGATCATTAAGCAAGTAAATAGAATTGAATGGGTTTTTCAGAATAAACTACAACACCTTAACTGGAAAGATGGAAGTCCAGTTATGGGTAGGGATGTAACTAATTATGAATTATCATTATTAGTAGACGAGCCCTTTGAGCTAGATAGAGAATTATTAGAAGTTGGCATTTCAGCAGAACAACAAAGGCAGATCCATTTAGCAAAAGACCCATGCACTTGGGGCAGACACTTTCTTGGTGCTGAAACCAGAGTATACCAAACTTTGATATTGAGAGATCCTTCTCTTAGAAAAGTATTAAGAGCTGGTCGTCGTTTAGGTAAAACCTACAGTATGGCTTTATATCTTCTTCATTATAGCTATACCAGTAAAGACGGAAGATGCCTAGTCATTGCGCCAATGAAATCTCACGTAGAATTAATCTATCAAGAAATATTAAGATTAGCTTCCAAGAATGAACTTGTAACTAACTCTATATCTAGAAAAGTTACTTCCCCTCAGTTCATGATTCAATTTTCAAATGGGTCAACAATTAGGTTCTTTACTTCGGGCATGCGCTCGGGAGGTAAATCGGACGTTGCTCGTGGTCAGGAAGCTCATGTGATCGTTTTGGACGAAATGGACTACATGCATGCAGACGACCTAGATGCCCTCTACGCGATGCTTCAGAAGACCGCTGAGGACCAACCAGACAAGGTCTTAATAGGTGCATCAACTCCAACTGGTAGACGAGAACGTTTTTGGGAATGGTGTTTATCTAATGATAGATTTAAAGAGTTTTGGTTCCCATCTTACTGCAATCCCTTCTTCGCTAAAGAGCAGGAAGAAGAATTTAGGGAGCAATATTCAGAAGGTGCGTATAGGCATGAAATTGAAGCTGACTGGGGCGAAGATGGCGAAGGCGTTTACCCTAGAAAATATATAGATAAAGCTTTTCTTGATCCAGGTTGGAAATATTATCCAGAGATAACTTCAGCTAGAAGTTTTTTTACAATTGGCGTTGACTGGGATAAATATGGAGCAGGCACAAACATAGTTGTTCTAGAAACCTGCAATGAACTATATGAAGAAGAACGTTTTAGAAATAAAACCAGAATGTGTTATAGGGAAGAAATCCCTAAATCTGAATTTACATTAACCAAAGGTGTTAATAGAATTGTTGAATTAAACGAATTACTTCAGCCTAAGCACATTTATGTTGACCGTGGTTTTGGCGAGGTTCAAGTAGAATTACTCCACAAGTATGGAATGGAAAATCCAAAGTCTCAATTAAGGCAGCGAGTTAAAGGTGTTAGCTTTGGGGAAACCATAGAAGTAAGAGACCCATATACAAAACTTCCTATTAAAAAAGAAATTAAACCTTATATGGTTGATAACTTAAGGCAATTTTTGGAAAAAGAAATTATATTATTTCCAATAGAAGATGAAGAAATATATATGCAATTAATTTCATATATCGTAACTAGAACTACATCTTCTGGTCGTCCTGTTTTTGAAGCCGGCGGTTCAGCTGTAGATCATGCGCATGATGCATTGATGTTGGCTTTGTTGGCTATAACTCAAAACTATGGCGAGTTTCATAAAATGAATTTTGCACAAAACACGCAGTCATTTTCTAACACGTTTTTTATGCCGAAGATGGGACTAGAGGACATAGAAGATGTAGATAAAAACTCAGCTGATGTTTCTCCAGTTAAGAATAGAACTTCTGAAATAAATACAAATCCTGGTATGAGAACTAAAAAATCAGCCAAAAAAATTGCAAGAAAGATGTTTTAGTAATGTCAATAAATAGATCTCAAGAATTACAAAGTGGAGATAGTTCTGTCTTTAATGACTATAAGGTTACAGAGGGCTCAAGCAACTCAACAAGTCAAGACGCCTACGAAAGAAGACAAGAGCAAGGCTTTAATGATCTAGAGAATTACAATACCTATTCGTGGACTAAGCCCTATACAGTTCCCCTTAAGTCTGTAAAGAATAGAATGGGTACAGTTGTTCGAGATATAACAGAGTTATTATCAACATATGAACAAAATTTAAAAAATGTATACTTAAATCCTTATTTAGATCCAGGTCTTGAAGATTCTCACTATCACATATGGGACGAACTGCATACTAATAATAAATCTTTAGTTGAAGAATATATTCCAGCGATCGCTGAACCAGCTGAAGGGGAAATGACTATTGCCGTTGAAGATACACCTTTATTTGGGGCAGATGGTGACACTGTTATTGATATATCTTTTGGACTATATACACCGCCAACAGATCCAATGAACAGTACAGCAAGTTTAGCTTATCCAAAGTATGTCTCCTTTTCTCAGTACCTTTATGCTGAGAAACACGGGTGCAGGGGCTGTAGGAAATTTGTAAAAGACTATGATAGATTAATTTCTCATTCGGTGTTTGTTCATTTATTTGATTTTAGATATTTTCTAAAACTATTATTACACGAAGCAAACAATATTAAAAATTCTTTAACTTATGATTTTGGAGATACCTATGAAGACGAATCACAACAGCAAGCAGCCTCATTCTACTTTTCATGGGCAGAGATGGCAGCGCACTATACGAAAGTCATTGCCGAGCAACTCTCGCAAGGACAAGATTATCTCGCAAGCTCCGAAGTGGATTATATATCTAAAAAACAAGCCGCTCAATTCCAAGCTTTTTTCTCGATTCGAGTAGCTTCGTATACAGAAGCTATAGACAATGTTCTTTTTTCTTTAAAGAAAGAACTAATGGATAATAGTGAGATTTTTTATGAAAGATATGTAAGTCCTTCTCTTAAGTTTAAATTAAATGTTTCAGGTCCATTGGAGATAGATATTCAAACAACTACTTTAAAGACTGAAGCTCCTGTGTTGGCGCAAGAAATTATTACAGCAGTAAATGCATTAAAGGGAAATTTTGGTTCAATACTTTCTGACATGATCCAAAGAAGGTCTAATCTTAGAAGTAAATTTGATAGATTAACTAGCTTAAACTTACAGAGAAAAAAATATATTAGCTACATAGATCAACTATCTGCCAAGGCAAGTACAAGACCTAGGATTTTAATTGAAATAAAGGAAGACAAGACATCAAGTATATTTGATAGAGTAATCATTGACGAAAACAGAAATCAAACTCTAAAATCAAGCCACGGGTTACTTGACGACTTAAATGAAGACAGCCATCCCCAATACTTATTAAGATCTGGCGGAAGCATATTTGGCAACATAGAAATAGCAGATGGAATTACTATAGATGGGGTGGACATTAGTGCTCACGCCCATACGGGTGAAGATGGGTCAATTAGAATAAAATCAACAGATATAGACTACGATACTCCTAGGGAAGAAGTTGACTTATTCTCAACAAGTACAGTTGGAGAAATGCAAGTAACGGTTAGCTCATTCATTCCCGACATAAGGACCGGTGGCGTACCTGTAGTTGACGTAGTTTTAAATATTCAAATTCCAGATGAAATAGACGGTAGATATGAATACGAAATTGTGTATATAGAGATCTGATATGAGTTGGTTTAGATATATAAAAGGAACTAATACAGGAGTAGCAATAACTACTTCGGAATTAGATTTAAGAATAACAACAATATCAAATGCTCCCGATACCTTAGAGTATGCGGCTCCTGCTTTAAGAAGAAGAGTCTTGATAGACGATCTAGAAGAAGATATTGAGGCCGGCGAAGTTGTATATGTTAATTTGGGAACTAAGTTTATAAACCAATATTATGATGACACTTTAGAGCTTCAAACAAGCCAAGATTCTTATATTGTAGTATATGAAAATAGCGAATCCGATGCTTCAGGAGAAGTTGTTGACAGTAAAGCTATAGATAATATAATTTATTTTAAAGCAGCTGAAAAACACAATAAAAACACCAAAAGTTTTATGTCTTATTCTATTTATTATTCTACAAAATATCTTAAATTTTTAGAACAATTTATGACAGCAGATGACCAAATTGTATATAAGATGGTTTCCAATCCTGGATCTATTATGTATGTAGAGGGTGCTTATTATGATTTAGACCCCGAGACTTTCTCATCGTATACTTATTCAGCTACAACTTCTTCAAGTAAAAGCTATCAACTAGCATTGTATAACAATGGAACTGACTGGAAAGATAATTATTCCATAAATCCAGGATCTAAAGCTTTTGGGATTTTTGATGGCCCAGGGTTTTCAATTTATGGAGAATCAGGTCCTAGGTCTGGTAAGTTCAAAATAAGAATACTATCTTTATATGATGATAATTCTATTTCAAAAAATGTTATTTTAGATTGGACAGAAATAGATTGTTACAGTTCTACTTTGTTAGAGTCTGAAATTTTATATCAAAATTCTAATTTAGAATATAAAAAATATATATTTGAAATTGAAACTTTAGCTGACAAAAATATAATGTCTCAATCTAACTATGTTAAAATAGACAAATATATGTTTTCTCCTAATTATAAATTAATTTATGAAAAAGAAGAATTTAATCCAGATTTATCTTTTGTTAAAGTGGGAGGAATACGATAATGGCAAATGTTAAAAGAACCGTACAAGACCTAAAACCACGGAAAAGAATACCTAGTATCAGTAAGAGCTAAAGATCCAGAATTAAATATAGTTTCTGACTACGTAGATACTATCAGATTCCAGATACCAAAAGACAGCACTATCCCAGATGCGCCAACCAATCTAAAGCTTTACGCGTCTTATGAAACGGTAATGTTTGTTTTTGATAACGGAATAGATTCCGATCTTTCTAATTATATATATGAAGTTTATCTACAAAGTCAAGTTACGGGAACATCTAGCAATTATGTTATTACAGGAGATCCAGTAGTAACTGGATACGCAACAGCTAATGTTTTCACCGTTGCTGTAGCTAACTCTTCTACAGATCCAACTACTGGGGCGTTAGTGCCTAAAAGATATTATGGAAGATTAAAAGCTGCTGATACTTCAGCTAATTACAGCGAATGGACAAACCTAGCACTAAGTGAACAAGATACTCCATTGATTGAAAGCCAGTTTATAAATAGTTTAACTGCTAGCAAGATTACTGCTGGTACAATTGGTGCGCATCAAATAATACTATCTCAAGCTGGTCCGGTAACAGATTATACAGATATTGCTAGTCAAGCAATTATTAGATCATCAGACTATTCTAATGACCCATACTCTGGTTGGATCATCAAAGGTAACGGGGATGCAGAATTTGGCAATCTAAAAATTACGGGATCAGGCACAAATAAAATCTTATTAGAGTCATCTGATCAGGGAAATGATTCTATAAGTATTGTAATAGGAGAATTGGCACCAAGTTGGAGTACTGATCATACGTCTTTTTATGCAGACGCAGAAGGACAATTTAGTTTAGGTCGAAAATTGACATTTAGAGAAGAAGATGGCTTATCTATTACTGGAGAAATTCAAGCAGATAGAGGTTGGATTGGAGGCAATAACGGTTGGTTGTTTGGAGATGATGGAATTTTAATCTCAGGCGTAGGGGAAAGTACTATTGGGCTAGCATCAGGGAACACTAGTTACACTGGAGTATTCGTACAAAATGACATTGTATCAATTTTGATTGATGATGAAGCAGACGTTTATAACCAAACATCGCCTCCTTATTTTTCTACGTTATATATCAAATTGGATAAAAGCCAACTCCCTGCAGCAATAGAAGCTAACACAAGCTTATTGGAAAATACTTTAGTAACTTTAAGTGGATTTACTTCAACGTTAACTATATTAAATAATAAAAGATTTGCTATTCAATCTGTTTATGAACAAGACTATACCCTTACATCTGATGATGCTACAGCAGGGGCTAATTTGCCAGGGAACAGAGTCATAATAGCTATTTATGGAGAAGACCAAGATCTTGATGAAATACATGAAAATAATTTACAAAATTTATACGACTTTTCCTCTGCAGCAACAAAGCCAATAATTACATTTTTTGATAATGCATCAGCTGGTGGAGGAACATCATATAGAATATGGTCTGGAGCTGAAGATCCAGCAGAGGCAAACTTTTCATTAGACTCAGATGGCAATCTAAAAGTGAATACAATATCAGTTGGTTCAGCAGGTTCTAGTGGTGGTATTATTTCAGTAGGCGGGGCGTATAACGGAGCTCCAAGTCCAAGAGCAATATGGCTATCAAATGGAACTGAACCTCCAGCAGGAACAGGTGCAGTTGGCGATATTTGGATAGCATATTAGGATAGTAAAATGACTAAAGGTCTTTGGGTTAAAACGGGAGCATCTACATGGTCTCAAGTTTCTGAAAATAATTCTTCTAATTTTGCCCTTAATATAGAAGAAGATATTTGGCCAAAAGCTGAAATTGTTTATGTTAAAACTGGAGCAACAACGTGGACACAGGCATGGAATAGAATACCTCCAACGCCGGCAATTACTAATAGCGTAGAAGATGAAAGACAAATAACAATCACTTGGGAATCAGGAGATTTTGATGAGGTTCCTTTTGATTTTGTAAAATGGCAATTTACCAAGAATAATGGCTCAACCTGGATTGAAGATGATACAAATAAATTTTTAAGACAAAAAACTATAACAGGATTAAACGAAGGAACATCCTATTACATTGGTGTTAGAATGGTTGACACAGCTGGAAAAACCGCTCAGGCAATACAATTATTGACAACAGATAATGTTCCCCCAGAAGCTCCGTATAACTTAACTGTAGATTCAAGAACTCAAACATCATTATCAGTAAGTTGGGATTTTGATGTTATTCCAGGAGACTTTTTAAGGTGGAGATTTTCTAGCAATGGCGGATCTACCTGGGTCAACTCAACTAATTCTTCATTGAGATCTTATACTTTTACTGGGCTAACTGCTGGAGATTTTTACAATCTAGTAGTTAGGATTGAAGATACCGGAGGAAACACAGCAGACGACACCACCTCATCTTATACATTACCTCCAACTCCAGCAGCTCCAACTCTTACTAAGGGAAATGATGGTTGGACCAGTACAGACTATGCAGTATTGCAATCCGATATAGATGCAGGCACCGATACCTTGGCCAGTGTAACTAGGAGTATATCTTGCTCTTTGTCCTACAATGGTAAAGCCAATAATCAGTATTGCTACTTTGAGCTTTTAGATTCTGCGGATGGTTCCTTGGAGACTAGCGATAATTTTGATTTAGTGACATCGGCAACAACTCTAACATATGAATTTACGGCATTAAGCTATAATACTACATATAAAGTTAGATTAGTATCAGTAGACAATGAAGGCGAAGAAATATCTGGGACAACAGCTTCGGTAACAACAGATAACTATAATTCAGTTGCAATTACGGACGTAAGACAAGCATACGTAGATAATTGGCTAGAGTTCGGTTATGCCGATACGATAACATCAAGTGGTAATTTTAGCAGTATATACGTAGCAGAAAATGTTGGCGACAATAACGCATCTACAGCCTGGGTCTCTACCGGGTTTTCGTCTGCAGGAAGCTCTGGCTCTAGTGTTTTACCTTACATTGAAGGACAGGGTACAGGTGGCCAAAGCGGTGAATCCTCTACTACACATTATACGGAAATAGGGCAAATAAGAATTAGATCTGGGTATGCACAAAGTTATTCTTTGCATATTGGCATAGCTAATGCTAGTGGAGTAGTAACATGGCAAGGAACAGGGACTATACAAGGGTATAAATATGTGGCCACTTCAACCTATAATGACACAGGAAATTACGATACATTTAATTTTACAAACGTAAAACAACATTCAGGTAGAACTTATTACGTAAGGCTTTATATTTGGGGGATGGATAGGTGGCCGAATGCTACTACAAGTAGTTATAGGGCAATTATTCGAGACATACAGATACTGGAAAGAGAATGGGCTCCAGAAAATTATCAATCGGATACTGCATATTATTAATATAATCAAATTATCTAGCTAAATCTTGATTAACTACAATTTACTCTGATATAATACTTGTTATGAATGAACAAAATTTAGATATCAATATCATCATGCAAGCTTTTCAAGAAAAAGTAGGCCAGTTAATAACAGAATTAGTGATTAAAGAAGCTACAATAAAGCAACTAACCATACAGTTAAATCTAGCCCAATCATCGTCAGATGCATTCGAAATACCAACCAATCCAAAGGAAAAAGTAAAATAATGTCAAAACAAATAAAAGCTACAACAGAACAAGCTCCAGTAGAACAAGCTCCAGTAGAAGAAACTGTAGAAACGCCAGTACAGCCTAAAAAAGATTTTGCTATCTCTATTACAATTAGCGATCAAAACCTTGGTTATAAAAGTGATTTCAACGAGGCTGAAACAGTTTTTTGGCTGGAGTCAGTTAAGGCTCTTATTGTTAAAAGAGCTTTTGAGGCTACAGAATTACAAGCTCAATAGTTAACTTCTCCTTTGTAGTTTTAAATACTACTATTAACTTATATATTTAAACAGGAGAATATAAATGGCTTTAAAAGATTATCTTCCATTTGTCCAGAATAGTTCTGCCGATTTTCTAGCAAAGTCCATAGAACCAGATCAGGTCAAGTCTTTGTCCAAGACGCTTAAACCAGCAGCTTTGGCTTTGGGCTTTCGTGGCACAACTTATTATTATAACGTTAGGGCTACCTTTGAACCATCGCCCTATAACTTTGAAAGAATACTACAAGCTCTAGATACAGACTCCTACGCCAAGCAAGGCATGCTTAAATATAAAGAGCTGTTCTGGAAAGAAGGCTGGAAGATTACTGGAGAAAATCCAGAGGCTGTTGCCTATATCAATCAAAGAATTGACTTCATGGAAATAGCCATGAAGAGACCATTTAGTGATTTTCTTCTTGAGGTAACAGATCATCTAATTAAATTCTCCAATGTTTTTATAGTTAAGGCAAGAGCTGACATGTCTCAGTACTTCCCAACTCCTTTAACTCCAATAAATGGCACTCAACCAATTGTTGGTTATTATATTATCCCAACTGAGCAGGTTAGAATCTTACGAGACAAGCACAATAAGCCTAAGGCCTATAGACAGCAGACTAACCCCTGGACCTACATGCCGACAGACAAAGACCCTGTATGGGACGCTGAGAAGGTAATCCACTTACATTTCGACAAGAAGACCGGACGTGCGTTTGGCACTCCATTTATTAGTGCAGCCCTAGATGACATTATCGCTTTAAGACAGCTTGAAGAAGATATTCAAAACTTAGTTCATAGAGAATTATTCCCTCTTTATAAATACAAGATTGGAACAGCCGATCAACCAGCTGAGCCAGAGGAAATAGAGAGAGCATCTTCTGAGATTGAAAGTATGCGAGCTGAAGGTGGATTGATCCTTCCTTACAGACATGACGTAGAAGTTATAGGCGCAAATAACGCTTCACTCAATGCTGAGGGTTACCTCAACCACTTCAAGGAAAGAGTAGCTATTGGACTTGGAGTGGCACCTCATCACCTAGGCATGTCTATGAACGGTGGCAATAGAGCCATGACCGACAGATTAGATACTGCGCTATATGACAAGGTTAAGCAATATCAAAAGCAAATGTCCGAGATGATTAGATTACATTTCTTCAATGAATTATTGTTTGAGGGCGGATTTGATCCAATCGTGAACCCAATGGAAACAGGTCTTTCTGATAGATGTTACTTTAAATTTAATGAGATTGACGTTGATACTCAAGTTAAAAAAGAAACTCACATAATACAAAAGTATACTAACTCAACAATCACTTTACCAGAAGCTAGAATACAACTTGGCATGGATCCAGAGTATGATAGAGACGAATTGTTTACAGGTATTCAAGCTGATATCCAAATGGAGATAGCAAAGAATCAAGCAGAAGTAGTAGCAGACAACGCTCCTCCAGTAACAGCAGGGGCTCAGAATTCAGATAAACAAAAACCTGCTCCTAAGGGCCAGAAGAATCTGCCATCAAAGAGAAAAGGTGCTGGCAATGTAATTCGCCCAGCAAATCAGCAGGGCAGAAGAACTTCTCCTAATATAAGAAGATCTGATCTTTCTTGGCTCCCAATGATTGAAAATGCACTCAAAGACGAGTATAATGTATATGAGCAAGACGAAACAGTCGAACGAAACGAACAGGTAGATTAATGTATATTGAATCAGAAATAGGCAAGCAAATGAGATACGGCGATAATGCAATTGATGCATTCTTGACGGCAGTAGATAATGGTCAAGCTAGATTGGGCCTGCAAATTCTAGTTGATATTGTTGTTGCTTTTGCAGACAAAATTGATGAACTTGAAGCGGCCAATAAAAAAGAAGATGTTGTTGCCGTCGAAGAAATTATCACACCTGCAGATGTACCCGCGCCTGCAGCTGTGCCCGCAGTAGAAGCAGAAGCACCTAAGGTTGAAGAATCAAAGCCTCTTACGAAAGAACAAGAAGTTCAATCTAGAAACAAAGTTGCTCCCAAAGAAGCCACTACCGAAAAGTAAAATGAAGCTCATTATAGGTTGCCCTATATATGATAGGGAATGGATATTCCCAGCTTGGGCATCTTGCATAGAAAATCAATCTTTTCCATTAAGTGAAATAGGTTTTGTTTTTGTTGGGAGTAAAGACGATACTGGGACTATAGCTATGATTGAAAGATGGAAATCAGTTCATCCAGAAATCCCTTTTGTTGATTTTATATCGGCAGATACTTTAAACCATTCTTCACACGAAGAAGGAATGCGTCAATGGACTATCTCTAAATATGAGAATATGACTAATTTAAGAAATATTCTTTTAAATAAAGTTAGAGAATATGAGCCTGATTATTTCTTTAGCCTAGACTCAGATATCCTATTAACTAATCCAAGCACTATTGAATTATTGATAGCCCATATAAAAGATGGAGCTGATGCTGTAAGCCCACTTATGTTTATGACTCCTGTAGGAATGAGATTTCCTAGTGTTATGAAGTGGATTGGCGAAGTAGGCAAAAAGGCAATGAGAATCGATAACTTTCCTCTAGGGACTTACTTCCAATCAGACATTATAATGGCAGCAAAAATGATGTCAAAAAATGTATATCAAAATATAAACTATCAAATACATGAGCAGGGAGAAGATCTTGGCTGGTCTGGGAACTGTGGAAAAATGGGATATAAACTGTTTAGTGCATCTTACATGTATGCTCCCCATATAATGAGTAAAGCCATGTTTAATGATTTTGTTAAAAATGGCGATTTAAGACATAAAGATGTGTTGCAATCTTTATCTAAAGTATGATATTCTTATATAAGAATGTTTAGTTTATAATAACTTAACTTACTATAATGTTTAGTTTAAACTGCTCTTTAGGGAGAACAAATAAATGACTTTTGAATTCACGGAGAACTTTACCGTTCAACTTCCAGATATCAGCGAGAGCAACTATAATTTCTCGGAATCATTTAATGCTAATTATGGTTTAATTATTGAAGTTGCTGCAATCCATGAACGGATTGACTTCTAATTACAATAACTATTCCGCTGCAGAACTTGAAAAAGCCTTGCAGTCTTGGGTTGAGCCATACCCTAAGCCAATAATCATGAATCATGATCTTAACACAGAGCCTATTGGTCGTGTTATGGCAGCAAAGATGGATAAAGAAGGTGACGGAAGTCCTTTCGTGAGATTGCAAGTTGCAATTACAGATCCAGTTGCTGCGCAAAAGATCCTCGACAAGAGATATCTTACTGGTTCAGTTGGCGGTAGAGCAGGAAAAGCAGTTTGTTCCATTTCTGGAGAAGATCTCGCAACCGAGAACGCATCAGGAAGACCAGCTGCTCCTAAATATCGTAGAGGTCAAGTCTACAAGGGTAAGCTTGCATTCATAGATATGCAAGACATTTCCTTTAAGGAATATTCTTTCGTAAACCAACCCGCTGACGGTAAGTCCGGGGTTAGATCCACTACTGTAGTGGACGATGAAAACAAAAAACCAACCTCAGAAGGCTGGGTAGCTAAGAGTTCTGCTTTCGTTCTACACATGAACGAAGAAGATATTTACTCTTTTGATGAGCATGAATCTTTATTGAAAAATATGAAAAAGAAAGAATCAAAGCCTCTTTATCTGCACCTCAAAGGCGCTTTCCTTACTGCCATGGCAATACAGGAGAGCGAAAGTGCACATAGTGAAGCTAATTCATTACTATCTAGCGGAGAAGTTGAAAAAGATATTAATCCACAGGAGAAATCAAATATGGACGCAAATGTTGTAAGCGAGGACATACTCGCTGCTGTTGAAGATCTAAGTCAAGATCTTTCAGCTATAGCTTCTGGAACAGTAGAAGAATCAGAAGAGACCCCTGCAGAAGAGGCTCCTGAGACAGAAGCACCAGAAGTAGAAGAGGCTCCCAAAGAAGAGACCGCTAATGAAGAAGTCCCAGAAGCTGCAGAAGAATCAGTTAAGGGTGAAGAAGCAAGTGATAAAGCTGTAGTTGAAAACGAAGCATTATTAGAAGCTATTCAAAAGATTCTAGAAGATGCTGCTACAGTTGATGCTAGCACTGCTGCTGCTCTTTTGGTAGCAAATGAATTAAATCAAAAAGAAACTGCCGATATCTTGACCGAACAAGATGGCCAGCATAAAAAGTGGCTATGGCAGTTAAAGTCTTTCCTCAAGATGGAAGCTGGAGAACCAGCTGATGAATCATGGAGAATAGCAAAGTCTGAAGAAGTTTCAGAATCAGCAGAAGAACTCGTTGTAGTTGATTCAGCTAATCCTGAAGTTTCAAAAGAAGATCAAGAAATAGAAGTAGCAAAAGCAGAGCTCACTGGCAACGAAAGCGCCTCTGAGGAAAATGTTAATGCTAGCAAGCTTCAATCTCTTGAAGAAGAAAACCAGAAGCTCAAAAATGCATTACATAGAACTCTTGTTGAAAGAGTTGTAGACGCAAAGATTGCAGCTGGAGTTGAATCACAAGAAATTAGAGAGTCTCTTATTCAGGAACATGTTAGCCGTTCGGCTTCATCTCTTGCCGACTCTCTGAGAGATCTGGCAAAAATGCCAGCTACCAAGAAAATAGCTGGAATGATGTTAGAGATGAATTCAGAAATCGAAGTTATTGAGGGTGAAGAAAACGTCATCACCATTAACGGAGAAGAAGAAGTAGTCGAAGAAAAAGTGACAAATACTCCAGAGCAGTTATTTGTAGATGCCTTAATGGGCCGCCGTAAACTTTAATCATAATCTAAGGAGAAATTTAAATGAGTTTAGCAAAATTTCGTAAAGTAGGGACTAAGACCGGCACAGGCCGTTTAGTAGTCTCAGAGGGTATCGCTCCAGCAGCTTACCTCCTAACACACCCAGGTCTCCCGACCTTTTATTCAGACAGTGAAGATGATCGTTTTGAAATTGTAATCCCTAAGGGTACAATCATTTCAGTTATTGCTGACGCTAATGGTGATGCAAGAGTAGTTCCAGCTAATGGTTCTGGCTCTGCAGTAACCTGGGGCGACAACATGCCAGACTCATGGTCTCCACTTACAGGTGCAACCCCTGCGTACAGCTCAGGCGCTACTGACAGCATTGAAGTAGCAGTAAGAAGCGTTCCAGTCGGCGTTGCACAATACGATCTCTACCGTCCTTTTGACAAGGGCACTTCACAGGGTGCTGGTTTCATCACTCATGGATACGTAGAGTACCCAATGGTCAATGGCATTAACAACGACGTAACAGTCGGTTCATTAATCGCTCCAGACTTTATGGGTCGCCCAAGAGCATTATCAGCTGCTGACTGTGGATCATACCCATGGTTGCAAGTTGGTAAGGTAATTGAAGTAGAGAAGTTCGCCACCAATTTTGATGACGGCCTCCTCTCCTACATGCAGTTGCCTTCAGATCCGGGCGCTCTCAAAACCGTTTTTGAAATCACGCAAAGTGGTCCATTCAACGGCAAGTTGGGCATCCGTTCAAACCTGGATGTAAACAATGTCATTGGCGCATTCCGCGTCAACCTAACCTTATAAAAAGAAAAGAAGGAAAACCCTAAGATGAGTAAAACAATCCAAGAACTCCTTTCCGGCCTCCCAGCTTGGGAAACCGCATTATCAGAGGATGGGTACATCGACGAAGACAACAGAGTTACTGTCAAGGAAGCTTTTGCATCACCAGATGCAGCAGCACTTTTCCCTAAAGTTATCTCTCGCACTCTAAGAGAGGCTGCAGAGCCACAATTGTTGATCACACCCTTACTTTCTACTGTTCGCCTTGGAAAGGGCCGTTCATTAGAATTCCCAGCAGTTAATGCAATCCAAGCAGCAGAGATCCCTGAAGGACAAGAGTACCCAGAGCAGTCACTCGCATTTGCGAAGCAGATTGAAGGCAAAGTGTCGAAGAAGGGCGTTAAGCTCTCCTTTACAGAGGAAGTCATCGCTGACTCCCTTTGGGACATCGTTGGTCTTCACGTCCGCGCAGCAGGTCGTGCAATGGCTCGCTTGAAAGAGCAGATCGCACTAAGTCGTTTCAAAGACGCCGCAACTATTGTCTTCGACAATGACAGTGGTTCATACGATGACACAACTGGTCGTGACATTACCGGTGCCTTCAATGACACCATCACGTGGGACGATATCGTCGACATGGCAGCAGTTCTCATGGCAGAAAAGCATGTTCCAACCGACTTCATCCTTCACCCATTGATGTGGTCAGTATTCCTTAAAGATGCAATCTTCCACTACGGTGGAGCAGCATCTGCAGTCAATACAAGTTGGGGCTACCGTCCATCAAATGCAGATGGCGCACTTAACGCAACTGCACCTATGGGCCTTAATGTCCTTGTCTCACCATTCGTAAGCTTCACAGCCAAGAGCGGTGCTACGGCAGCTAAGTCTGACCTCTTCTTGATTGATAGAAACGAAGTTGGTTCATTGTTGGTCAAGGACGATATGTCCACCGACCAGTTCGATGATCCTTCACGTGACATCCGTCAATTGAAGATGAAAGAGCGCTACGACATCGTAATGCTTGGCGATGGTGAGGGTATCACTGTTGCTAAGAACGTTAACCTCAGCCGTAACTACGAGGTTCTCGTTACTAACGAAACAGCCTAATCTTAGGACAATTATAGTTGCGGTCACTTTGGTGACTAAACCTAAGGGATTTGGGACGGTAGGTAACTACCGTCCCTTGTTCTTTTTCCAAACAAGGTTACTAAATGTATAGGCAAATAAGGAGATAATGTGGCACTATATTTAATAGAGCACGCTAGTGTAGACGCTGACGTAGTAATAATTAAGTTTGGTAGAACTGTTAAAATCAGTACTCTAATTAATCCAAACTTTACGGTAGAAAGCACTGACGCAACTCCAATTGTTGTCAATAGTCCATTTGCCCCTATCAATACAATTACTGATTATAATCAGATCTCTAGAACATTAAGATTATTTTGGGACCAGCAGTTAACTGCTAATAAAGAATATAAGATAAAAGTAACCAATCTCTTTGATGCCGTAAACGAAAAGATACCATCAGAAAGTATAGTCTTTACAAAGAATGACGATGCTACTCCATCTACGGTAATAGCTAATATAACTTCATTCCAAGAACCTGATTATGAAGAGATTTTAATTGAAGATAAATCTTTAAGAATAGATGCTTTTTCTACAGTTCAAATTATTGCTAAGAATCCCAATTTTTTTATAAAATCAATAGATCCAGAAAATGGTTCATTTTATATAGACAACTCCCATAACAACGGCAGAGTCACAATTACCTTTAACGCTCGCCCAGCTTCTAACTTTCTTAATAATGATTACTTTAAAGTACAAAGAAAAAAAATTCAAAGAATACCATCTAGATGGGAAACAGTTTCAGCTAATGTCTCAATTCATTCCTGGGAGCCAGAAGTGTATTTAGATATGCCTTCTACAGATGCTACTCCTGTGTTCTATCCAAGCGACAAAGAATATTATGAAACTGGCTATAAATATAGGATTATAATATCTAAAGATATAGGTATTTAATATGTCTAATTTTGTTTACAAAAAAGCAAAAGAAGCAATATTAAATGGACAAATAAATTTTTCTTCTAATCAATTTAAACTACTATTTGTAAATACTGCAAATTATACAGCAGCGGAATCGTCAGATGAGTTTCTTTCAGGGATCAATAATAGTGCCATAGTTGCCACCAGTGCTGCTATTACTGGAGTAACAAACACCCTTGGGGTAATAGATGCTCAGGACATATCAATTTACCTAGAAGCTAATACTACATTCAATGCAATAATTTTATTTCAATCTTCTGGTAATCCGGCTACTTCTAGGCTACTATTTTATATAGATACTGGATTTAATTTACCATTCGTAGGTTCACCTATAGGCTCTAGTTTAACTATAGTTTGGGAAAATAATTCAACAAAAATATTATCAATATAGGAGTGTAAAATGGCCACTAATTATCCTAACTCTCTAGATATTTTAATAAATCCTACTGCAACAGATAACTTAAACTCTACAGTAGTACCCCATGCTGAACAGCACGCCAACCTTAATGATGCTATGGAGGCTGTTCAAACTATATTGGGACTTAACCCATCTGGTAACTATTTAACAATAAAAGATAGAATGGCAGCTTCGGAAGCTTTAAATGGGTTAAACGACGTTACTATTACTTCTGTTGCAGCGGGCAATGTACTAAGATACAACGGCTCAAAATGGGTCAATTACGTTGAAACTAATCTAACCGATGGGGGAAATTTCTAAAATGGCAAATACAATCAGGATCAAAAGAAGAGCGTCAGGTAATGCTGGTGCACCAGGATCACTCGCTAATGCTGAACTTGCGTACAACGAAGTTGATGATGTTCTTTACTATGGTAAAGGCGCAGGCGGTTTAGGGGGTACGGCCACCACGGTTGAAGCTATCGGTGGCTCAGGTGCTTATGTAGGTCTTTCCGGCACTCAAACGATCACTGGTAATAAAACATTCTCAGGAACTATTGCACTTGGTGCTTCTGCAACAGCAACAACAAAGTCTGCTAATAATAACTCTACTTCAGTAGCAACTACTGCATATGTAGACTCAGCAGTTAGCGCAAGTGGCTCATTTACTGGGCTATCTTTTGCTGGAGACACTGGAACTACTGAAACAATTGCCAATGGCAATACGTTAACAGTTTCTGGTGGCACAGGTTTAAGCTCAGTTGTTTCAGCAACAGATACCGTTACGGTTAACCTTGACAACACTGCCGTTACAGCTGGTTCTTATGGCTCAGCTAGCGCAATCCCAACCTTTACGGTTGATGCTCAAGGTCGTTTGACAGCAGCTGGAACAGCTTCTATATCTACTTCATTTACAGTAGACGCAGATAGTGGTGACAATCTAACCATTTCTGGTGGAGATACATTTGTTATAGTTGGTGGTACAGGCCTAACGTCGACAGCTTCTGCAACCGACACTCTTACTTTGGATCTTGATAACACCGCAGTAACAGCGGGTTCATTTGGTTCAGCTACAGCTGTTTCAACCTTTACGGTTGATGCTCAGGGTCGTTTGACAGCAGCTGGAACAGCAACAATTGCTATTCCAGCAAGTGCAGTTACAGACTTCAATGAAGCTGCTCAAGATGCAGTTGGAAATGCAGTTGGCACAGGTCTTACCTACACTGATGGAACAGGTGCAATTTCAGTAACAGCAAATACTTACGACGCGTATGGTTCAGCTTCAACAGTCGCAGGAAACTTAACGACTCATACATCTGCAACAGAAGCACATGGTGCAACTGGTGCAGTAGTTGGAACCACAAACACTCAAACTCTAACCAACAAGACGCTTACTAGTCCAGTAATTACTGGAGCAGTATTTAATGATGGTTCGGTGGTTTTTGAAGGTGCGACAGCTGATGCCCATGAGACAACACTTGCTGTCACAGATCCAACCGCAGATAGAACAATCACACTTCCAGATGCAACTGGTACAGTAGCACTTACTAACAATAAGCTTTCGGATTTTGCAGCCACTTCTTCATCAGAACTTGCTGGAGTCCTTTCGGATGAAACTGGTACTGGTGCATTAGTATTCGCTAATACGCCAACACTTGTAACGCCAAACATTGGTGCTGCTACTGGTACATCTCTTACCCTTTCAGGTGATCTGACAGTCAACGGTACAACAACTACAATTAACTCAACTACTGTAAGTGTTGATGACAAGAACCTTGAGCTTGGTTCAAGTGCCTCTCCAACAGATGCAGGTGCAGACGGTGGCGGTATTACCCTTAAGGGCGATACGGACAAGACCTTTAACTGGATTGATGCAACTGACGCATGGACTTCATCTGAGAATCTCAACCTTCTAACTGGCAAGTCATTGTTAATCGCAGGAACTTCCGTACTTAACGCCACTACTCTTGGTTCAGGGGTAACCGCATCAAGCCTTACTTCAGTTGGAACAATTGCAACTGGTGTATGGAATGGTACCGCAATAGCCATAGCTAACGGTGGAACCGGCTCTACAGACGCTGGAGCAGCTCGTACGGCTCTTGGATTAGCAATTGGCACTAACGTACAGGCCTACAACTCTACACTCGCTGCAGTGGCTGGTGGTACGTATACTGGTGATGACAGCATTACAACCCTTGGAACAATTACCACTGGTACTTGGACTGGTACGTCAATAGCTATTGCTAACGGTGGTACCGGCTCAGCAAATGCTGGAGATGCTCGTACAGCCCTTGGATTGGCCATTGGGACCAATGTACAGGCTTATAGCTCTGTTTTAGCTGACGTAGCTGCTGGTAACTATATACTTGACGGTGGAACGTTCTAGGACTATAATTAACTGAAACTTTATCTATGGAGTAAAAATGGCAAGTCAATATAATATATTATTTGTCAACAGGTTAAATTATGGCTATTAGTAGTGGAAATTCATCAGGGCCAAGAAAAAATAACGTACCCAACATAGTTGGAGATAAGCCAGTCGTTGCCGATCCTAAGCTCACAGCAGCAGGTTTTGACGTACGGAGTTGTATCAAATACTAACCTAAACGATCCTTCTGGTGGCAACTTAACTAGGCTAGATGAGATTATATCTGAATCCCCTGCAGCTAATACGGTTTATCCAAGAAAAGAAGATGTAGCTTATACTAAGTATTCTCCCTACTTTCCTCCCTACTTTCCTCCATACTTCCCTCCCTACTTCCCACCATACTTCCCTCCGTATTTCCCTCCGTATTTCCCTCCATATTTCCCTCCATACTTTCCTCCGTATTTCCCCCCATACTTTCCTCCATTCTTTGGCCCTCCGCTTTTCAAGTAAAAGATATTCACTATGGCTAACACTATTAAAATAAAAAGATCAGCAACTCCAACTCAAGCTCCAACAACCCTGGATCATGGTGAGCTGGCGCTAAACTACGCAGATGGAAAAATATTCTACAAGAATAGCTCCAATGCTATTGTTGAGTTTACTAGTGCCGTTAGTTTAGCTGGCACAGTTTATAATACAACTGTAGGCGATGGAACTAATACTTCGTTTGTTGTCACTCATAATTTTGGAAGCAGAGATGTAAGTGTAACTGTTAGGGAAGCTGCTTCTCCGTATGGTTTAATTTTAACTTCCTGGGAAGCTACATCTAGTAATACTATTACGGTTTATTTTGATTCTCCCCCAGCTTCTAGTTCAGTCAGGGTGTCGGTTTATATAGCCGTAGCAGGCCTTGAGGTCGGTCCTACGGGGCCAACTGGGGCAGAAGGTCCTACAGGACCAACTGGTCCTACTGGTGCTGAAGGTGCACCAGGAGCTGCTGGAGCAGAAGGAGCACCAGGTCCAACTGGGGCAGAAGGTCCTACAGGACCAACTGGTCCTACTGGTGCTGAAGGTGCACCAGGAGCTGCTGGAGCAGAAGGAGCACCAGGTCCTACTGGGGCAGAAGGTCCTACAGGACCAACTGGGTTAACTGGAGATACAGGACCCACAGGCCCAACAGGTTCTACAGGACGCGCTTATGCTGGAGTTACTGCATCATGTGCAACTTCCATTGATGGAACTATTGGCACTACCTATGTATTCACTTCCGCTAACACTGGAGCTTTTGCTTTAGGTAATCACGTAAAAGTTAATGCAGCAGCAGGATATATTACCGGTGAAATTACAGCCCTTGTTCAAGATACTAGTTTCAGTGTTTACTCTGACTATGAAGCAGGTGAAGGTTCTTTTAGCTCTGCCTCTGTCTCCCTTGCGGGTTTGCAGGGCGAGGTTGGTATTACTGGTCCGACTGGTCCGACTGGAAGTATTGGTTCAGCAGTATTAAATGATCTTTCCGACACCGTAATAACATCATCATCAATTGGTCAAATGCTAAGATACAATGGAACCAATTGGGTCAATTATGATAAAACTATTACTCTTGGCGGAAACTTTACAATTACTACAGAAGACGGTGCTTATTCAACCACACTTGCAACTACAGACAACACTAGCATAACACTGCCAGAGACCGGTACATTAGCAACACTCGCAGGAACTGAAACTTTTACTAATAAAACTTTAACAAGTCCAGCTATTGAAACCTCGTTAAATAGCCTAAGTTCTACCTTCACCTTGCTGAACGTTGGTCAAACAACTATAAACTTTGCTGGAGCAGCAACAACATTGAACATTGGTGCCGCAACTGGAACAACGACAATAAATAATAATCTAGTAGTAAATGGAAATAAAACTCTTACCTTTGGTGGAAATTTTACTACGTCAGGTGCATTTGCAACTACATTAACGGCAACTGCTACAACATCTGTAACTCTTCCAACGACTGGCACTCTCTCGACTCTTGACGGAATGGAAATTCTAACCAACAAGACTCTCACCAGTCCAGCAGTTGACACACCGTTCCTTACTCTTTCAACAAGTGCATCAACAACTGATGCTAGAATTTTTTGGGATTCTACAAATAAAAAAATAAGAGTAGGCAATGGAACAATATCATTAGACTTTGCTTCTTCCAATGTCGTAACTAACGCTCAGGTAGCTAGCTATACACTGGTCTTGGCGGATAAAGATAAACTAGTAGAAGTGAGTAATGCTTCAGCTAATACCTTAACTGTTCCTTTAAACTCTTCTGTAGCTTTTCCCGTTGGAACGCAAATAACAATACTTCAAACAGGAGCAGGAATGACTACAATTACCGCAACTGGTGGAGTAACAATAAACGCTACCCCAGGACTTAAGCTTAGAGCACAGTGGTCTTCTGTTACTTTAATAAAAAGAGCTACAGATACCTGGGTTGCATTAGGTGACTTGCAAGCTTAATCTTTTTTAATACACCAAAAGTTAGTAGAGCACCAACGGTATCCACTTTTGATTTCCTTGACTTGATGCGGGAATCCATCTTTAGCTGGAAAGCATATAAACATTCCAGGTTCTGGTTTAATTAATAAATCTTGCTCAGGAAAGTAAATCTCTCCACCTTCGTAATCATCATTGTAGTAGAGTACCGAACTAAGATCTCTAGTTGGATATCCAGCTCCAGTCTTGAATACAACATTTTTATTTTGAGCAGGCCCATGATCTAAATGAACTGGCATTAAATCCCCAGTTTTCATTTCGACTACACTAACTACTTCTTCGTCATAAACTCTACAATCAAAAGAAGTTTCTATAATTATCTTTAAAGTATCATGGTATTTACTTAGTAAGTTAGGCAAAGTTGGGTCACCGTAACCCGCATATGCTCCAAACGGAGAATATCCAGATTTATCAATCATAACTGGAGTATTTTTTAAGTATATTATAATTTGTTCTAAATCTTTTTTTTCTATAATATTTTTAGTAATATAAATCTTATCCAAGACTAGCTCCCTTATGAAACATTGGCTTAGAATATAGTTTATAGTCGACCTTATCTTGATAGGCCCAATGTCTACTAAAAGATCTTTCTTCAGGCAAAAATCCTCCTTTAACTGCATGAACCATTCTAGATAAGTCTATTAAGATAAAATCTCCTTCACTCCAATTCCACCAAAAAGAATCTTGTTGTTTTTCTACAATTTCTTTAGAAACCCATTGAGTAATTTCTTGATATAATTTAATGTCCAAACTAGAAGGTTCACTTATCCCAACTCTACAAAGTATTTCATCGCCAGGGTATGGATCTAGTCTTAGTATTTTTTTACCATTATTAGAATGAGAGATAACACAAGGTCTTTCTGTATTTAAGCTATATGGATTTTTTATAAAACAATTGTCCAAAAATGCTTGCCAGTCATCATTCAACCTATAATACAGGGCAGAAGAATCAATAAAACCTGTTGCGCCAAATTCATTAGAGCAAGTAAATTTATCCATATTCCATGAAGCTGCTACTTGAGGTCTAGGTCTCTCTACGTGCTCTAAATGCCAGCCTATAAAAAGATCATCAGCAGAACGTTCGTCATCTTTAATCATTTCAAAAGTCACCATATGATCTTCCGTATAAGACTTATCAATATAACCCCAGTTTAGCTTTTGGCCGAACAAATGCATAAAGTCCAATTGTTCCCTATCGTATAAGTTTATTCTAGGGAATATAAGTAAACCATTTTCTAAGAATAACTTTATATACTCATCTATATTGGATTTAATATCTTTTAAAGAAGAATTGGTTATTATACTGTTCATTTTATCTTAATTCGGTAATAGTATAGAATGAAGTTGTGGTGTATCTTTCTCCAGACAGAATTGGCTTTACTCCATGAAGATAATTTATATCACCAGGATGAGCGACTGCCAAACCCGGCTTAGGCTTAACTACTAAGTCATAATCAGGGTAATATAATTCTCCACCTTTAAAATCATCATTATAATAAAATAATGAATTTATATCATATGTTGGGAAAGGATTAGGTCTCCCATCATTCATCTGCTTGTCGGCATGAGGTCTTTGTTCCATACCAGTTCTCCATTTAATAATAACTGGCGGCCTAGCAGAAAGATTTACGTTAAAACAATCTTCTAAACAAGCTTTCATTTTTCCAATATATTTATCTATTATGTTAAAAACATCTATATTAATTCGTTGTAAAATATCCCAGCTACACTGTCTGTTAGCCCAATAGGAAGAGTCATAAATGCATGTTCCATCTTCCGCATATTGGTTTTCTCCAGAATCCATCCATTCATTAATAGTTGGAAGAAACTTTTGAATTATCTTAAGATCATCTAGCTCTATGAAATTATTAAATATTTTTATATTGCTAACAGAATCACCAAAATGACCTGGCTTAACGAGTGATTGTTCCATATCTATGCCCTTTATTCCGGCAATTTGATTTGACTATTGCCCTATGCTATATTGTAGCATAACCAAAAAATAATTACCCCTAAGGAAAAAATGGAAATTTATAACGTAGAAGATCCTAAACTTGGAATAATACTCTACAGAGATGCTATCCCTGTAGATTCCAATATTCCAGAAAGATTAGAGATAGTATTAAAAGATAGTAAGCATGATTATTTTAAGTGGAATGAAGCGATGGTAGGACATAATACTAGCATGCCAGAATACAGAGACTGCTCAGATCTCAAGGTGGGACCAGCTCATTGGGATCATTTAACCGAGGACCTATCTGACATTAAGAATATTTACGATGATTATAATTCAGTTTTAAGCAAGTGTTTAGCCGACTATGAAGCTAGATATAATTTTAAAATGGAATTTATGGAATCTATTAATTTTGTTAAGTACAATCCAGGGCAACACTTTAACGTTCATACTGATTCTGGATTTTCTTATTTTTGCACTCTTTCTTCTGTTGGCTGGTTTAATGATGACTATGATGGAGGGGAGTTATGGTTTCCTTACTTAAATCTTACATTTAAACCGCAAAAAGGAGATGTATTATTTTTCCCATCCACATACATATACGCACATGGCTCTAAGGAAGTAATTAACGGCATAAAATATAGTGCTGTAACAATGTTTAATTATAATGAAATAGGTCAAGCAAATACGCCAGTTTCTGGAATTGGGATATTATCACTGCCGGTTTTATCGAAAGCTGATTAAAATGGATAAAAATGTAGAACAATCAAATGTAGAATATGTTGAAAATAACATATACGATTTCCCACTTAAATCTATAGATGGAGAAGACGGCGTTCTCAAAAGCCTAAAGGGTAAAGTTTCTATGTTATTTAATGTAACTGGAGAATGCGCAAACTCTCCTCAGTATACAATTATTCAAAATATATATGATGAATACAAAGACTTAGGATTTGAAGTTTTAGCAATCCCGAGCACAGATTTCTGCCAAGACGCTTACGGCGAATTTGCAAACTCTAACACCAGTGCTGAGAATATGAGAGAACACATGAAAAATCTCTATAATACAGATCTTCCATTTTCTGAGATGGTAAATATCTTAGATCCATTTATTGATTCAGAAGAGCATAAAAGAATCAAGGAAGAAAACGGTAAAGCAGATATCCAATATTATGAACCAAAAGGAGATATGCATCCACTTTTTGCACAGTTTCAAAAGAATAAAAATCAAATTCATGGAAATTTTGAAAAGTTTATTGTTTCTAAAGATGGGTCTAAATATATAAGGTTTTGTAACTCTGACTTATTGGACATGGGTTATAATAGTGGAGAAACAAGTCATTCTCCAGAACAAGCTTTACAAAATATCAAAAAAGCTATAGAGCAATTTATAAAAGAACAATATGACGAAGATAACTCTAACTAAGACTCATCAAAATCCACCAAACATACAACAGTCTAGACTTAAGAGAGATTGGATGGACGAGACGTATAATAAGCATGCATACAAGTGCTTGCCCATGTCAGCTGCAAATGTAAACGGATGGGAGCTTGTCCTGCAGCAGGATGTTGTAGTTCAGTGGGATGGAGGCAACACTACCCCTAGAATACTAGAGGGAGAATTTTTAAACGGAAGACCTGTGGTAATTCCTTCTATAATTGGTATCGTTTCTTTTGCAACAGGATGGGCAATTAATACCGAAGAAGGTTATGATACTTGGATAACAGGATCCCCAAATTACTTTATAGATGGAGCAGTACCGTTGTCTGCTACCATACCAAGTTCTTGGTGGCCAGATGAATTTAATATGAACTGGAAAATTACTAAAATTGGCGAACCAGTTAAATTTGAAGCCGGAATGCCGTTTATGTTTTTTAATATCTACGACAACAATCTTTTGGGGAATACAGAAATAGCAGTTGAAAACCTTTGGGATAAACCAGAGTTAATGGCAAAACGCCAATCATATGGTGACGCAAAAATGAAAAAACTTCATGAGCAGCCTTGGACCTGGATGAATGGGATTAGGAGTGGGTTAGATGAAAATGGCAACCAAATTGGCCCAAAGCACGATGGGCTTTTAAAACTTACTGGGTTAAATTCAGATATTGTCTAAAAATAGTACAATTACAAAAATTTTAGTACTATATATACTATATGCCCAGAATCCGAAGGAACGCTTATGCTCTTTAATAATGTACCTAAAAGCGAAAAAATACAAATTTTAGAAGAAGTTATCCCAAAATATGAAAAAAATGTTTATCACCTTCTTATACAACTAGCGATTGACCCAATGACATTTGATGAAGATAGCTTTGAAGAAGAAGACCCATTGATTAATGAAGATGATTTTGAAACTAAAGCTTTTCGTAATAAATTAAAAAAAGAGTTAGATGCTATTCGTTTAATCAAGCAGGAAATTGCAAGTTTAGAAGTATAAGCATGCGATTTAGTTTATCTTCTGAACAGAAAAAAGAAGCGTATGAATCTGTAAAAATAGAATTTGAAAGAGCTTTAATCTTAAGGCTATCTATATTAGAGATAGACCCGGAAGAGTTTGATGAAGATAGTTTCATACCCGCCGAAAACAGCACGGCTCAAAAAGATATCTATGATATAATCTGTAAGATAAAAGATATAGACAATAAAATATCTTCACTGTAACTAGGAGTCAAGATGCAGATCAAGACACACGAAGAATATAATCCCAGCAACTATGCTGGTTACGCCTTAACTAGTATTAAGGAAGATTTTAAAATAAACCTTCTTTATCCAAGTGGTTTTATTGAATATATCGGCTACGATCTATATGATGTTGGTGACCAAACACTAATATGTTTTTACGACATGGGAATTTATAAAGATAACTTTACATACTATGTTGTATCGGATAATAAAACTGAAAAAATCAGTCATCAATATTACGAATGGGTAATAGATGTAATAAATGGCGATTATCAAAAAGATAAAACTGTGTTTGTTTTATTGAACTCTGTTGCAAAAATTGTGGAAAACTACGAAACGTTATTGAATGATCCAGCTTTTAAAGATAATTTTATTGGGTTGCAAGCTAGAAGATGTGACTTAGAGGAATTTGGAGTTCTAGGTTTTCATGATATGATTGAAGGCTTAGAAGATGCTCTCCTCGATGCAGCATACTTTGGTAGTGACAATATATTATCTTTTGTTTCTATTATTAATTCAGTTGGCAACATGCACATAGTTAAGCTTAAATGCAAAGACATGCCGGATGAAGCTTACTTGAATTGGCTGGGTTGCACGGGTGTAAATAGGACCTTGTTCGGAGCTTTGAAGTCAGCATACCAATGGGCCAAGTGTGCTAACGAGCCATGGCATAATACAGGATCACTTCCAATAAAATGCAATCAGGCAATGATAGACCTTGATTTTTCAGAAGAAATTATTTCTGAAATAGAAAATTTTAGTTTTCCCACCGTGCTAGAGAGATACCTAAGCAACGATCCTGATCCAAGAAGAAAAATAGAAGAAGATCAAATTCTTCCTTCTAATTTTAAAAATTGGTTTATCTCAAATTTAAGATATAGAACTTTAGGATCTTTATCTTCAATTCATCCACTAGGTACATCGATCCCTCAATCATTTATAGATAAAGAAAATAATTTTTTTGAATTGATGATGTATAAATTTTGCATAGAAAATAGTTTAGATATAAAAACTGTAGATTTGGCAGAAATATCTATGATAGCTCATGGTTTGAAATACGAGGGAGTAAACAATAGCATTACTGATATAATCAGAAAGTCAATGTTGACAAATCCAGAACTTAAAATGGATATATATATTTCTCCAGGTGTTAACAATTAAATTATACAGTCAAGTTGTCAAAGGCAGTTTAGGGCCAAATGTTTGAAATTAAAGAAGAAAATATAGAAGTGCACAAAATGGGAATTGTTCTTTTTAAGAACGTAATTCCGATGGAAGACCATGAGTATATATTAGACTTTGCAAGATCGCTAAGACTTAAGGCTTTGAAGGATGATTTTACTATAATTAACGATGAATTAGGTAATCCAATTTATGGTATCAACAGAAGTGGCCATAGATATTCATTAGAGTCGATGGAAATAGCTTGTAATCATATAATGAATTTTCTTGATGATACCTCTGATAAAGAATATCATAACTTTTTTCAAGCTTGCGAAGATGTGTTATATCAGTGCATGCTTCGATATGTAGAATTTTATCCTATGATGCTGCCCTGCTTATGGTGGAGAACGCAAGGCCATATAGTTGGATATGGAAAAGGCGGAAGATTTGGAAAACATTGCGACAATGATATTAACTATCAACCAGGAGCAGAACCAGATCAGCAACTTGCTATAAGAAATGTTTTAGGTGGATTAATTTATTTCAATAACTCCGTATCTTCTTTGGATCAGATGAAAAATAAAAATGATTATGTAGGCGGAGAAATAGCGTTTTCCTACGCAGACTTTACTTATTCTCCAAAAGCTGGAGACGTATTATTGTTTCCCTCCAACTACCTAGGAACCCATATGGTATCAGAATGCAAAGAAGGTGAAAGATATGCCTATGTCGGGTATTTTGCACAAGGCTCTAACCATATAGAAAAGGGCATTAACATAAGACAACCTTCAAAGGTTATAGATAGTGGACAAGTATGGATGCCAAATATCGTAGAAGATTATCTAAAATCTATAGAAAAAAGACATCATAATACAGATGAAAAATCACTTTCGCTATTAACTGAAGCAGCAAATAGGGCAATGACTAGTAATGACACTAATAGAGAAATAGGTAAAGTATGATTTTTAACAAAGTAGATCCTAAACACTTAGGTGGTGGAGTAGTACTTTTTGAAGCCTGTTTAGATTTAGATTGGGATAATTTACTAAAAAGATCTGATGATTTAATTCAGGAAGAGTGGAGCGAAATGTATTCTCCCGGAGTTAACCCTGAAACGAATGAAGAAATATATGTAAATAAAAGCGGTTACTTCTTCCATAAGCATAGTATCGATATAATGCCGAAGAGAGCAAGCGCAATTCACTATAAGGACAATGATGATCTTCGTAGTATTTTTTCTTTTATAGAATCATCAAAAGACAAATGCCTTCTTCAGTACTTTGAATTATTCCCTTTAGCCTATAAGTGCGTATGGTGGAAAGTGAAGGGTCATATTCTTCAGTATCCAAAAGATGTCCATCTTGGCTCTCATTCAGATACTAGTGGAGATTATATATATGGAGTTCTAGAGCCACAGGATCAATTAGCATTAAGAAATGTAATTACTAGCTTGGTTTACTTTAATGACTCTGTTGACACAAAAGAAGGATTAGATGGCAATAATTATATGGGTGGCCATCATTTCTTTAACTACTTAGACATAGACTACTCTCCCAAAAAGGGAGATATAATGTTTTTCCCATCTAACTATATGGCTGCACATGAAGTTAAAACAGTCACAGAAGGCTTTAGATATAGCTATCTTGGATGGTATAGTCAGGGAACTCCCAACCCGGCAGTTCACGAGTACGTTGCCGATCCTTTGAAAGAACCAGAATTATCTCGAAAGTCGACTAACGTCTATATGCCAACCCTAAGAGAAGACTTAAAAAATCACTTACTAGAGTCTGGATACAAAGAAGATTCTCCTCAATTTTATATAACTAAATCTAATTACTAAGGAACATCGTGAAATCAAAACACATTGGCATGGGCGTAGTTATAATTGAAGATTTAATCAATATAGATCAAGATCTCCTTTCCGAATATATAAGCTGGATTCGCAAAAATCAAGAAAGTACTTTTACTTATCACGAAGAAAATGGAGTTAAATACGCCATTAATAAAAGTGGTTTTAAATTTAATTTATCTGATATAGAAAAAGCTCCTGAAAGATTTTTGGACACAAAAGGTAACCAGTCAGGTATTAAAGCTCCTCAAAGATACATAGATTTTATAGATTCACTAGAAGATGCGATCTATAATGCTCTTGTAGAATACTGCTGCTATTTTCCGGACGCAGCAGGAACTTCTTGGTGGAGACCAAACGGTCACATAGTAGGATATAAAAGTGGGCAGGGCATAGGCCAACATTGTGATGATCAAGTCCCTTACGAATGGGGTAAGCCAACCGGAAACCAAGGCTCAATGCACAATAGCTCAAGTATTAATCTTTATTTAAATAATTGTACAGAAACAGAAAATCAGTTAAATGACAACAATTACACTGGCGGAGAATTACACTTCCCTAACATACCCGCAGTATGGAAACCAAAAGCTGGTTCTGTAGCAATATATCCTTCGTCCTATATTGGCAGACATGAGGTTCTTCCAGTAACCAAGGGTGAAAGATATGCCTATTTGAGCACTGCCTGCTATGGGACTTCTTTTGATCAGCCAGAAGTGGTTGGGCAAGAAAATGGGCATAAAGCGTGGATGCCCAAACTAATAGAAGATTATCAAAAAAAGATATCTTTAAAAGATTACTCCCTTTAATTAAGTAGTCAAAATGGCTATAATGGATTACTAATAATATAGTTCTCTGTTTTTAGTTAGGTAATATAATACATGCTGTATAACGAAGCAATAGGCTATGAGCAGCCTGGTTATAGTTTTTTAGGTACCTTAGAGATAAGGATTCCACGGAATATCAATTCCTTTAATTTTAAATAATATTAATATATATTTAAATGGCCTCACTGACTATAGCAATAGCACTACCATTGGAATGATAACAATAGATTCAGTATCCAATGGGTATGTAACAATACAAGCCACTAATGCCCAAGCATCAGCAATCATACAGTCTTCCAGCTTGGTAATAGGCCCTACCGCTGAAGCTAGTATTTTAATATCTAATTAAAATTACTTCCCTAAAAGTCAACTTTAGGATAAACACACAACTGCCAGTACTATATTTTTATGGCGGATAAATGGAGAAAACATGAGTACCAGCGTTTTAGTTAATGATAAAGTTCAAATTAAAGTTAAATTTGTAGATAATAATCCAGTTACTGGAGAGCAGGTCAACGTAAGTCCGGCTACTGTTACGGTAAGTGTAAAAGACTATCTTAACGCACTAGTCGATGCAGCTAAGTATCCATTAACTCAGGTAAGCGGATATGAATATTATATTGAGTTTACTCCAACTACTCCAGGTAAATATACAGTAGAATTCGTAGGGATATTAGAAGATTCTAGTACAATTATAGTTAAGCAAGTCCTATACGTTAATGATACTGATAGCAAATATAAGCCTTCGGTAACCCTAAAGGCGGATGAAACTATATCATTTGCAGCAGACATATCTCCATTGTATTTAGACCCTGAAGAAGTATTGTATTTTTTTCCAGATGCGTCATTGTTGGAGGTTGGGGAGTTAATACATCACTACTCTATGGAAATAAAACAAATGTTTAGGCTTCAAGAATTAGATGATGGCTCTACTCTTAATTTCACATTATCTGAATACATTAAGGCTTCCGCATGCTGTGAGTTAAGTAGAAGTTATGGCTATGGTGGCGACGATGAATTAAGCCTTAAGTTGGCGGATTTGAGTATTACAAATAGAACTAATCCAAGACAAAGTGTCAATAGAGGAAATGCTGTAACTTGGTGCCAAATAGCAGCAGCATTAAGAAAAGAAGTTGCAGCTTCAAGAATAGGTATGCGTGCAGTAATACCAAAGGGACTTCCAAGTCAAAAGGTTTCTGCTTCTGGTCTCAACTTTGATCCTTTAACTGGAACGGTTATCTATCCATTAACAGGTGCTGTAGTTTATCTTCCTGGCAGAGATCAATATGGATCTGTTATGAATGACACTTTCCAAGGTGGACCTATACCGACAAGGGGATTGAAGCAGTATGATTGATCCTGCTAAAACTATTAAACGCATCTTAAGGGAATACGGTCATGATGTTTTGATTCAAAGAAGATTAGATGATGATTTTTTATACTCAGAAACATTTGAACAAGTAACTACCAGGCACTATTTTCCTTCCAATGAAGCTATGGCTCAACTCCAAAGAGAAGACATAGAAGGCATAACTACAGGTATTGACTTGGTTTTCTATTTTGAAGCTGACGTAAATCCAAAGCAGAATGATAGAATTTACGAAGAAGGAACTAATAATATTAACGGAGCAAACCTTTATTATATAGACTTTGCAGCTCCGGTACGCGGAAAATTTGGAAAGATAGTATACTGGATAGCTGGAGCCACTAAGGAAAGACCTAGTTAATGTTAATTTTATCACCTGGTCAAACTGGTAATTTTGAATTTATATTTAATCAAAATGGTAATTTTTATGATCCAACTTTAGGCGCAACCCCTTCTGATGTGATTGTTTCTGTTTACAGAGGTGATTTTGGAGCAGGTGCAATCATAGATGGACCATATTCTTACTTCCAGCAAAATGTAGATTCAGCTGGTAATTATATTGAAAAAAGCTCCAATAACACTTTCTACTATGGTGATTATGGTGATATACCTGGGCAAAATATTTCTACATATAATCTAACTAAATTTATATTTCATTATACAATACCTCAAAATTTGTTCCAAGGTAATTACTCAGTAGTAGCAACCACATACGACGGTGCAAATATTTTTCAGTATACTGCTCAGTTTCAAGTCCCTCAAGGGAGCATGAATATAGTTGGGTCTTATGCTGGAGGGGCAAAGGAATTGAGTACTTCTTACCGTCCGTCTTTTCAATCTCTAGAACAATATAAAACAAATTCTATTCTTTTGATAGGTCACTCAGATGCTATCGAAATAAACGCACCTGTAAGAATTGGTTCTATTCAAGAAGGAATTGACCTTCTAAAAGCTGATTTTAATTCGCCTTTGCTAAGGGGAATTTTTGATGCGTACGCGTGTGGGGCAAGAGACATATACATATGCTCGGCCGCTCCAATGAAGGAATACGTTGCAATAACGGGGGATAGATTAAACCCTATCCCAACTCATTCGTATGAAGATGCTACCCCTATATTGATGAATTTCTATCAAAAATATTATGACAGATTAATAAATACCTACGCATCCTTAGAAAGATACGACAATATAGACATAATAGTTCCGTTAGAGGCCAGTATCATCGGCACTGGGAATGTAGATTTTGTTACTCAGCTAGCTACACATTGTCAAAATTTTCATGATGAAACTGGAGCAATTATGTTAGGAGTAATTGGGTCTAGATCAGATGGCATAAGTCCTAGCAATATAGAGGTTTTTGAAGAAGATATTAATTTTACTGATAAGTACACTATGTATAACCCAGATAATTCAATAGCCGGAGATATGGGTAAGTTTGTAATACCAATATACGGAGAGATTATTATCAATCATAATTTCTTAAACATATCATACACCTCTAGCGCTGCTGCTTCTGTAGCCGGTTTGCTGTCTGAAACAGCAGTAAATCAAAGTTTAATAAGAAAAAAAATTCCTTCAGCTTTTGGTTTGAGCGGAGTTAACTTAAGTCAAGCTGAAGTGGACAGATTAGATGCATTGGGTGTTAATACTATTATCCGCAATAATAGGAGCAGAAGAGGAAACTCCTATGAAATTTATTTGACTAACGATCATACTATGGCTAAAGCTAATTCTACCTATGCAAAGGCTCCTCAAATGAGGCTTATATCAATGGTGATAAATGAAATAAGAGCACTTGGGGATAATTCAATTAGTAGATTTAGTGCTCAAAAATTAATTGAAGATGTAAAGAAAATGTTACAATTTCTAAAAACTAACAATATAATTAGAGATTATGCATTAGAAGCATACGCTGATTCTTTAGTCAAAGGAAAGATTTATTTTGATATTAATTTAACTTCTTCTTTAGGTTTAAGAAAAATATCTTTTAGTATTTCCTCAGGACAAGGAGCATAGAATGGCGCAGAATGCTTTTGGTTTTCCAGAACCAAGAATTAACGATGTATCAATTAACAGAGCTTTTGGGGCACCACTCCAAGCAGCTGGAAATTTAACTTATCTTGAGTTTATAGCTGTAGTAAAATTGTTGTGGGAGAACATACATCCCGACATTCCAATCAAGCCCAATCACAGCGGATCCTATGCCTCTTTCCCTTCAATAATCTATGGTCTAGAAATTAGAAAACCCCACACTGTAGAACCAAAGCCAAGAAGTAGACAAGTTGTTGAAAATGATCACATGATATTTGGACAAAGATTTCAAAACGTAGTTTCATTTACTGTTGTTACCAAAGGGGATAGAGCTTCTTCTGCTTCAAACTTAGATGACGGTCGATACGTAGGGGCCGAAGTGGCTGATGCGTTAGCTGAAGTATTCGAAGATTTTATGCTAGAGTACACTCCTGTATTTAAGAGACTTGGTGCTTCAGAATTAGTATATGCTAGAAGATTAGCGGACTCTGAAGAAACCAGATCTAATATAGACATTATTAAAAGAACAATTACTTATTTGTTGACTACAGAAAAGTTAATCCAGACATCTGTTTCTGTCATAGAAAAAGTAGCCATAGACGTAAGAACTGCGATGTCTTATGAGGCAGGTTTGATTACAACCCCACAGGAAATACTCTTTAATAAATCTACTCCAGATTATAGCGATACTCCAGTTCAAATAGTCGATCTTTATAGTGCTACTCCAAGCGCTTCTGGCAATTTTCCATACGCTATATAAAATCCAAGTAAAATATTAAACGTAGTTGTTTTTATAGGTTGTGCGTTACTATAGTTTGGGAACAGACCTAATATAGGCAAACCGGAGGTTCGAAATTCAATGGCTCTACCTGGCGTAAAAACAATAATTAAAGATAGCTTTTATAGCATATCAAGACAGGATACTCCTGTTGGTCCAAGAATCTGCGTTATAGCTAAGCGCAGCACGGCTGATGGGACCGGCAACGTTGCCGATCTTGACGTTGTGCAAGTAACTAGAGAAGAAGATGTCGTCACCGCTTTTGGTGAGGGATCTCAACTTCATAGAGCATATCTTGAGCTTATAGCTGCTGGAGCAGATAGAATCTTCATGGTTCCTCTTCCAAGCAACACTACCTGGAATCAAGGTGCAGGCACTGTAACTTCAGGTGGCACTGATGTGTTTGATGACGCATTTGCTGCTGCTGAAGCTTCTATGCCAGATATTATCGTTCCTTGGGGTAGAGGCGGAAACGCTGCTGACTGGAACAACCCAGCAACCCCTGGCGATGATGAAGCACTTGGATTCAATGCAAACAACACAACCGACTATACTAAGAACTGGGCTTACCTGATCGGTGCTAAAGTAAAAGAAATTAGTGAAAATACTAGCCCATGTTTCGCAGTCTTGGGGCTTAAGCCATACCTTGGAACCGGTGAAGTTATGACTCCAGCCAATGTTTCTACACACTTGTCTCTTGCAACTCTTCCTGACAGAAATGCAAAATCAGGCACTGATTATATCTGGAAAGATAATGGTCGTTATGTCTATGTTATCGCTGCAGAGCTTAAGCCAGTAGGATATGCATCAGCTAACAATCCCGACTACGGATATGCTAACGGAGCAACGACATTTGCAGCTGCTTTGAGCAGAATGGCTTCTTACGTAAGCCCTGTCAACAAGACAGCTTATAACGTCACTAGACTTCGTTACAACGCAACTAGAAGCACACTTACCAACAACACTAACACTGGCGTTGTAGATAAGGGCGTTAATGCTATAGTTCTTAACTTTAATAAAGTGCCCATTTTTGCAGAGGGTTGCTCTTTTGCACCAGATACATCAGACTACACACGTATTTCTACTTCAAGAATCGTAAACGAAGCTGCTATGGTAGTTCGTCAAGTATGTCAAAAATTCGTTGGCGAACCTTCAACATTGCAGGTTCGTAACTCAATGGAAACAGCCATTACATCAGGCTTGCGCGGAATGCAACAGCTCGGTGCTTTGTTGGACAGTGACTTCACGGTCTCTTACGTCCCATCTCAGAACAAGGCTATCATTGACCTGGTCCTGACACCTGCCTTCGAGCTTAAGAGCATCGAAGTCAGTATATCTGTCAGCCTTTAATAATAATATATTAAATACACCTATAGGAGGGTAAAAGATGCCAAATAACGGCGAATACTACGACTCAGCTGTAAATAAATACCTTAATACTTACACCACATTTTCTGGTGCAGATATTGTTGCCACTTTTGGCGGGAAAGAGATTGGCGCTCTTTCAGGTATTACATTTTCAGTAACAAGAGAAAAAGCACCAATCTACACAATGGGTTCTCCAAACCCAAGATCATTTTCTAGAGGCAAAAGAGGTATTGCTGGTTCATTGATTTTCACAGTCTTTGACCGCCCAGCTCTCTACCAGATGCTTGAATCGCATCATGGAACTGCACAGGAAATGAAATACTGGACAAGATCCAGCAACACTCTTCCAGGTGATCCAAATCACAGAAGAGGAATTGCTGAGTTTGATGATCAGAGCAGAGACGTCGTAAGCAAGGTTCCATACTACGCTGACCAAATTCCACCATTTGACATTACAGTAACCTTTGCCAACGAATATGGCCAAGGTGCAGTGAGATCAATTTATGGAGTTGAGCTTTTGAACGAAGGTTCTGGAGCTTCAATGGACGACATCGTAATTGAGGAAACCATGACTTACGTAGCCCGCGAAATCGGACCAATGTATACCATCTCTAACTCGCAACTTCAAAGATTTAACGGAAGCCTTTCTGATATAATCTCTCAAGATGCAGTAACCTCAAGCGGTTTAAACACTGAGATTATCAGACCATAATTAAATAGCAGTATTAGAAATCTTGAGACGTGGAGGATGAGCTTTATCCTCCACGTCTCTTTTTACTTTAAGGATATAAATGAGAAAAGATATTGATGAACTTAAGCTAGAGAAAAGACAAATATCTGACTACAACAATACGATATCTTCGGTTAGAAGAGATAAGGGTCTTCCCGATCCATTCTCCAATATGTCCTTTGCTGGAGTTGACATTCAGGCTACAATGGTTCTCCCGAGAATTGGAGACGATACTTCTAGCTCGGTTGGAGACTTCATTGAACTTGGCGAGCTTCAAACAATATCTTATTCCATACATAGAGAAAACTCCCCGGTAAGAACTTTAGGCCATGTAAACGCTAGAGGATTTGTCAAAGGCTCTAGAACTATAGCTGGATCTTTAATTTTTACTGTATTTAACGAATATGCTTTCTATAGAATTGCTGAGTTCAAAAAAGCATTAGCTGAAAAAAACTACTCCCCTTTAGCAGACATGCTGCCCCCATTTGACGTTGTGTTAACTTTCTTTAACGAATATGGCCTAGCTGCTAAAATGAAACTTTTTGGATTAACCATTGTAGACGAAGGTCAAACAATGTCGGTAGATGACTTAATTACAGAGCAAACATACACCTATATGGCCAGAGGTATTCAGCCTATGCTACAATTAGATGCTGCAGAAGATAGAAATATTTATTCTGACAACCCCGATGCTGCACTAGTTGCTCAACAGACAGCTGAAACAACTATATCTACTAATTTTTTTGGAGATAACGTGGCAGCTTATAAAAACTTTATTAATCAAAGAATATCGAGGCTTTAATGGCTCCAACAAATAGGTCTCCGTATCGTCCATTTACTTCATTCCTTCCTTATGATTTAAAGACTACTCCAATTAGTGGAGGAAATGGAAATGGTTTTTTTGACCCATTAAATCAAGAAATAGATCTCCAATGGGGTGGAGCTAGGCAAGACGAAGCTTTCAATAATTATTATGATTATTTTTTTTCTGGAGAAGATGTAAAAATATTTATAGATGGATTATTTGATCCAGCTGACGAAATGGATATAGCCTCTATGGCCTACGTAGTCAAGCAAGAAAAGCAACCGTTGTATGGCTTTTGGTCGTATAACTACGATGCCATGATGAATGGTACTAGATTAATTACTGGAGAATTTTCAATATACTCTAGATACCCAAGAAGGATGACTTCCTTATTGGAAAAAGCTGCAAAGGTAAGATCTGAAAGTTCAGGAACTAATCCACCATCTTCCGTAATTTCTTCTTTAAACTCATCAAATGAATCTCAAGCTGACGAAGTAAATATAAATAAATATTGGACTAGCACTCAATTAGATAGAGTAACCTCTGATAGGTCAGGTCAAATGAGCATAGCGGATCATGAAGATGGTGGTCATAATATTTTTAGCGCTCATCCACCATTTAACTTAGTTATATTTTATGGAGTAGAAGAAACAGGAATTACATCTAATTCTATTTTAACTTATAAATCTGGTACTGAAATTAATCAACAATTAAATTCTGATAGAATTTTAGCTACGGACATCAATGAAAGAAGCTCTATTAGTGCCAGTAATAGTCCAATGAAAATTGTTTTACAAAATGTACAACTAGTATCGATGTCTACCGCCTATCAAAGTGGAGGCCAACCCCTAGTTGAAAATTATCAATTTATAGCTAGAGACTTCTACTTCTCCAATGCTGACATAGGCGATAAGCCATTTATGGATAAGTCAGCCACTGTGCCAAGTGCAACGGAAAACACTGCGACTACAGGGACAACAACTTCAACTACCACAGCTGGAGTACAAGTTTCTGGAACTGGCACACAACCTTAATAACTTGCTCAGGCAAAGTTTTAATGGTATTATGATATAATTCTAGAACATACTTTTAAGGAGTAAAAATGTCAAATGAAAAAAAGGTAGTCATCTCTGCAGACGAAGACACTATTGAAGAGCTTAATCTTGAAGAGGTTGCTACTTCTGAAATCCCATCTATGTTAGACGATCAAATCAATGATGACTTAGGTCCTCAGTCCGTAGAAGACTTAGACGACGCTGAAGAAATTTGGGACAATGGCCCAACTGCTGGCATGATTAAAGCATGGAAAGAACTTCATGGCGATGTATATGTTACTTCTTTAACTTTTGAAAAGCATGTTGTTTGGAGAACTTTGGCTCGTAGCGAATACAAGCAATTGGTTAAGAAGATGGAGCAGCTTGTCCAAGCTGGTCAATTATCTACTGCAGAAGCTAATCTTTGGAACGAAGAAGCAATTACAGAGATCTGCTTACTATTCCCGGACTACACTAAAGTATCTATGGCAGACGATATGGCTGGAATTCCTTCGCTTCTATCTCAAGAAATTCTTGAGGCATCTGGTTTCGTAGCACTTGAGGTGCGCCAGCTTTAAATGATAGATCCTGAAGTTCTTGTAGAATTAAAGATTAAATATGGTCCCCTTTATAGCGTTAGCGTAAAGGGGATTGATCTTCTCTTTCGAGAATTAACTTTTGGAGAGTTCGACAGAATATCAGAATACCAAAATTCAGATGGTTATTCTTCCGCCGATGCCGAGGATTTCATCCTAGAAAAAACGGTAGTATATCCTGAGAATTTTAATATAGATAAAATTCCAGCAGGAGCTGTAAGCGCAATATCTGAAGAAGTTTTAGATGCTTCCGGCTTTGCTTCTGCCCGTGTAGCAAAAAGGATCATGGACCAAAAGAGGTCTGAGGCCGGCGAAGTAAGATCATTGATGAAAGCCTTTGTACTCGCTACTATTAACACATATACCCCAGAAGACTTAGATAATTTTACTTTTTCTCAATTAGCAGAAAGAGTTGCATTAGCTGAAAAAATTATAGAAATCCAGCAATCAACTTATGGCATTGAGCCAACGCAAATTAAACTAGACATCATTGATCCAGAAGAAGAGATGATGAAGCAGCAGGCGATAGCTGCTCAACACGATGCGAAACGCAAAGAAGGCGAAGCACGCTATAACGATCCGATTGCCCAAAAACTTATGGGTAGTTTGTAAACTTAGGAGAAAAAAGTGTTCAGAGATAGAGGGCCAATACATAACATAGGTTATGGCGTATCTTCTCGTGAACTACCTTCCGAAGAAGGCGAAACAGAGACGCCAAGTCCTGGCAGTGGCAGGATAGCAAAGGCCCTTGATGGCCACCCAATGATGAAGTTCTTGGGTTCTGCAGCTACCGCAATGGTAGTTACAACTGTAGCATCCAGATTAACCAAATCAGGTGGGCTAAGACTAGGAAAGTTTTTACAAGATTCCTCTGACGCAGCAATTAAAGCTGGCCATTTAGATAGACCATCTACTAGACTGGTAAAAGGAATCTT